CCGAAATCCTTAGACTTGTGTCCAAGGAACAATTAGAAACGGGTGCGCGCAGAACTCAAGAAAAATCAAGGCGAAGTGATGGCGAAAAAAGGCACTAGCAAAAAAACAATCGAGGCTAGAATCAGGCAGGCAGAACGTGAGTGCGAATGGCGTGGTTACGGTTTGAGTCATTTGCAAATAGCTGTTCTCGATAGGATCAAGCGAGATTGCGAAGGGGTTCGGCCACGATGGGATCTCGGCAAAAAACTCGTTTGCTCCCTGGTGATGCAAGACTTGAGGGGTAGGTGGTCCGAACAAAGCTTTCGGTTTTGGTTTCAGAACGCTGCGACTTTGGAAGGGATGAGGTTTTCTGGATTCGACCGAAAAGGCGAATTTTGGATGCCGCTCGCAAAAGATGTTGAGCAAGTCGTTAAGGCGTTCATCACCCCCCCCCAAACGGGTAGCTAGGCGGTCAATCAAGAAAAAAGTAACGTTCTTTTTTTCTGCGAGTCTGAAAACGTCCGACCAATGAAAACATTGGGAAAATGATCTAGGCGCTGGAAACGTTTCCACTTTTTGGAAATAAAATTACCTGTCCGCGCCTAGTTCGTCGGCGTAATCTGCCTAGGTATGTATGAGGGCAAAACGTTGCCCGTGTGTTGTAACTCTGAAAAGGTAGAAATCATGGATAACGTAGCAACAAATCGCGGTATCTCCCCAGCAAGTAAGGCTAACGATCACACTCGCAAAAACGGCTGGCGGCACTTCACCTGCCGTAACAAAGCCGGAAAAACTGTGGAGATTTGGCAAATGACCGGAAACGGCGGTGAGTTGATTCAGGTCGTTGACGGATCGGGTAGCGTGGTCAAGGCTGTCAACAAGGACACCAACGCGACGTTCGAAAGCACCCTGGCCTACGCCAAAGCCAACTACACCGAAGTGCAAGTTTGGTACTGCTAGCCCACTGATGAGCTGGTGAAATTCCAGCGAAACGCCTTCGGGCGTATGGGTACCAAGAAAAGTTTTTGGATTCTGCGCCTAGTGGGATTCGAAAGTAAGCCTAGGTATATGTGAGGGGAAATGATCCCCGTTGTGTTGGAAGTCTCAGAAAAGGATTGGAATCATGGAAACTGGCGTAATTTGTCAAGATTGGTTGAACAACTGCCTTTGCAATGCGAGCACTGAGGAAGTCACGAACTGGTTCGCAGAAATCTACAATCAGCCCGTATCAATCGATTTTGTCGATTGCACGTTGTGGTTGGTTAGTTCGGGAAGTTGGGCTAGCCAAGAGCAGATCGATCAAGCGGTGAAAACCATTGAGGCGATGGCGTAGTCAGAAAAATATGTTTTATCGCGCCTAGGTCAGAACTGTATCTGGCCTAGGTATGTACCAGGGGAGGGTTCCCCGAATTTTTTGAACCAAGGAAATCGGAAACATGATTACCAAGACAAAGTACACGACTGCTGACGGACTCACTGTTTATGACCTTGCACCCGAACTTGCTGATTTGTGTGCGGTAGCTGGTCCAGATGGGCATACTGGCCCGATCGATCCAGATGACTTGCCAGAGGGTTTTCGCTGGGTAACTGCGGATGAGTGGGAATCGCTGGACAAGGCGTCGGAGGGGCTGACCGTGTTCACGTATGAGTTCATGGGCCGGATTCCGAAGTATGGATCGGAAGTGGCTCAGGCAGTTTGCAACGCGCTGCAGCTATCCGGAAGCAAGGAAGGCACTGTAACGGAACTAGTCGCACGCAAGGCGGCTGGATTGCTGAATGATGACATGATCGATGACGGTGGATGGGATTCCGATTGCGTGTTGGCCGTGGTGGAGAACTGTTGCTTCACCCCGATGAATTAACCCACTGACGATGATCGGAAGATCGAAACCGCTTCGGCGGTCTGGGTTTGAGTTTCAAGGTTTTTCGTGGAGGGTCTATTAGGCAGTGAACAAGGGACGGTTGGCGTTGAAGATCAAGGATGGAGAACGTATTTTCATCGGGGAGGTAGCGGTACAGTGCAAGATTGACGGAGCACGAATCCGGGTGTACATCGAGGCGGATAAATCGATACCGGTGGTGCGAGAAACGGCGAAGATCAAGGAGGCAAAAAAGCGGTAGACGCTGGAAACGTTTCCAGGCTGAATTAGTGAGTCACCAGTGATTTTGCAGGCGGGCCGTGTTCGGCCTGTTTGCGTTTCAGAAAAAAGCAAGTTTACTTTTTTTGCTCGGTGGCGTTGTTCTGGTGGGTAAGATTCTTTTTTCCATGATGGAGGTTTTGACGATGGACATTGCTAGAGCATTTAGAACCGGTGTGCCTTTGATTGCCGTTACAACTGGTGATCCGGCTGCGACGTTGCGAGAGATCGAAGATCAATTCGAGGGCTTCTCCGATGCGGTTGGCATCATCGCTTGGGACTGCATGAGAGGTGCGAAGTGCAAACCGAATGATGCGGTCGCAACGAGTGCCCTCAGTGGACTACCAGAGCAAGACTATTCCGGTTCGATGGTCGCTTTCTTAGCTGACCTGGACAAGCTGTCGAAGCGGAACGTAGTAGTGATCCTGAACGCTCACCTGTTCATGGACGATCCTCGCGCAGTGCAGGCGATTTGGAATCTGCGTGACGACTTTAAGGCGAACAAGAAGGTATTGGTACTCTTGGGCGTGGCTGTTCTTCCGCCTGAGTTGATCCACGACGTAGTGCAATTCGATGACCCATTGCCACAAGTGGAAACCCTGCAAACGATCATGGGCAACGTGTGCGAGTGGGCAGGATTCGAAAGAGATCCGGCAAAGGTGCAACAAGGGGCTAATGCGGCGATCGGTGTGACTGCTTTTTGCGCGGAGAATCTAGCGTGCATGGCGATCGACAAAACGAATGGGCTTGAGGTTGATCGGCTGTGGGAATCGAAGCGCCGCAAGATCGATCAGACTCCGGGCCTGCGAGTGGTGACGCAGCAGGGCGGGTTCGATGCGATCGGTGGGTGCGATCAGTACAAGGGATTCATGCGTCGCGTTCTGAACGGCAAGCACAAACCGCGTGCAATCGTGTTCGTGGACGAGATTGAGAAGTGCCTAGGTGCTGCGGGATCGGATACCAGCGGGGTGAGTCAGGACCAGTTGGGTCAGTTGCTATCGTGGATGCAGGATCGACGCGCGACCGGTACTATCTTGGTGGGGCCTCCGGGGGCTGCGAAGTCAGCCGTAGCAAAGGCGGCTGGTAGCGAAGGTGGAATACCGACGATTCAGTTCGACCTCGGCGGGATGAAGGGTTCGCTGGTCGGTCAGAGCGAACAACAGATTCGCGAGGCGCTCAAGGTGATCGACGCGATCAGTGAAGGTGAAACCCTTTGGATTGCAACGTGCAACAGTCTGACGGAATTACCACCGGAACTGAAGCGACGTTTTAAGCTCGGCACGTGGTTCTTCGACTTGCCGGACCTAGCAGAGCGTCAAGCTATCTGGGCTATCTACTCGAGGAGGTTCGGACACACGGACCAAGCCGCGATCGATCGATTGGCTCAACTGGAATGGACCGGTGCGGAAATCGAATCATGCTGCGAGACCGCGGATTCACTCGGGATCACCTTGGATGAGGCTTCGGCCTATATCGTCCCAGTAGCCAAGCAAGCACCGGAAGCAATCACGAAGCTACGCCAAGGGGCTGAGGGCAGGTTCCTATCGGCAAGCGTTCCCGGACCGTACACGCGGACCAAGCAAACCGGAAATCGTTCGTTCGAATAGGTTTACTTTTCCGACTGGGTGGCGTTAAAAAAAGGAACATTACTTTTTTTCGAAAGGTTGAACGATGAACGCAGTGGACATGGGGCAGAGACTCCAAGAGATGACGACCGGGTGCAAGTTGGAAGTGACCGCATTTTCGAGCCGCAAGAAGATGACCGATGGGCAACGTGCTCGGATGGCTGAGTTCTTCAACGCCGACATTCGATCGGTGAGCGGTGGTAGGGAAATCCTGAACAAGAAACTGCCTGAGGTGCGAAACGTTTACGGCATCATCAGGGAAGCTCGTGGCCTGTGGTCGAACTTCACGGTGAAGTACGAGGACGGCGTGAGGCTGATTCGGTCGGACCGCATCGAGTGGATGAACGGCAAGATCGGCGAGCTACAAGAGGAACTGAGGCAAGCGAAACAGGCGTTGTTCGATGCCTGGGAAGTGGTCAAGAATGATGCACAAAAACGGTTGGCTGATTTGTACGTTCCCGGTGATTATGCGTTCGATGTGCGGCAAGTACTTTGGATCACGATCAGCTATCCCGCGATAGGTCCCGATCCTAAGTTGCAACAGCTATCGAAGGAACTGTTCGAATCGGAGTTGGCAAAGTTCCGCGTACGCTTCGAGGAGGCAGCACAGGACGCAGAGCAAGCCTTGCAAAAGGAGTTCGCGGAAATGATCCAGGGGATTGCCGAGCGACTTGAGGAAGGGGAAAGCGAGGACGGCAAGAAGCGAGTTCTCCAGCAGCGAGCCGTTGATAACGTGGTGGAGTTTGCGAACCGCTTCCGGGCCTTGTCACTCGGTGGTAGTGGGATGGAGGCGCTAGTAGAGCAAGCAGAGCAGCTAGCGTTGGGGCTCGATACGAAGGCGATCAAAAAGGATGCTGCGTCGCGTGCTACAATTCGCGAGTCCTTCGGAGCGTTGCGGGGTGCGATCGAAAAGCAGATCACGTTCGCGGCTGAAAGAACCTTCGAACTCGAATAAAAACAACGTTACTTTTATTGGTTGGCGGCGTTAAGTAGGTGGAAACGTTTCCACTTTTGAGAGTCTAAAACGAGGTGCAAAGTGAGCCATATTGCTACGGTAGAGATTGAGTTCAAGGACCTGGACTGCCTTGCGAAAGCGTGCACGAAGTGCGGGGTAGAGCTACGCAGGGACCAGAAGCAGTTCACGTGGTACGGTCGCAGGGTCAGCGACTGTGACGCGGCGATTGCTGTACCAGGAAACAGCAAGGCGTACGAGATCGGTGTTCACCTCGAAGGCGGTAAGATTCGCCTATCGTACGATCCGTGGTGCCGGGGTATGGGAATGCAGAATCAAGTTGCATTCGAGGATGATATCAAGGGCCTCGGAAAGCTTCAGCAAGCGTACGCGGTTGAGGTGGCACGTAAGCAGGCGAAGAAACAGGGATTCAGTGTTCGCGAGCAGTTGCAAGCGGATGGACGTATCAAGTTAACGTTGGCGAGGTAGATAATGGAATCGATCGAGATCGTAATTGACAAGGCTGGTAAGGTACAGGTCGAGGCTCAGGGAGTGACCGGCAAGGGGTGCAAGGCGTTGACTGAGGCAATTGAAAAGGCGATCGGTACGACTACAGCGGATGACCACAAGCAGGATTACCACAAGCAGGCCCAAGCACAGGCGCGGAGATGAGTCCTAAGTTTTACCGCGTGACAATCCAAAGGCGCTCGACTGGAAGCGTAATGCGGTCAGTCATCGCTTGTGATGGTCCGTCTAGGGTAATGATCAATCGTTCGGTTCGGATGTTCTACGTAGGGTTCAAGGTTATTCAGATCGACGATTTGACCGAGTTAGAATTCCTGAGAGATCGAGAAAACTTTGGGGAATTTCTTGACGGTGGGTGGTTCCTCGATGCTTCGGAGGCGTAGTTATGTGGGTGGCTGAACGTAGGGCACGCGAGCAGGTGGCAATCAGCGCTTGGGATTCGAAGGGGAATCCAGTAGAGATTGTGGTCGCAGTAGCAAGGATTGACCGAGAACACTGTACGGTTCGCATCGCTGTTGATGCGCCGCAGGATATCAAGTTGCAACGAGTGGAGCACGCAAAGAATGCAAGAAATAACGCTGGTAATCGGTAGATCGGTCGAGTTGATCTATGATGATGATGCGGCTGATGTGCTCGATGAGATTGGAAACGTTTCCATCCGTCGGGCGTCACACGTTGAGCCGGTCGAAGGTGGTTGGGCGGCGGATATGGGACCGGTAGGCGGTCCAGTGTTGGCAACGTGCAAGCTGCGATCAGAGGCGATTGCTGCGGAAGTTGCTTGGCTCAAAGCGAATCGAGGGCTGTAATGGGATTTCAGAACGGTCAGGTGCATTTGGAAAGTCACGAGTACTATCATGGTAGGCGTGAGATTTCCGCGTCAATGATTAAGTCACTGCTTAATAGCCCGGAGGAATTTGAGTGGTTGCACGTCCTCGGCAATCGCAAGGAAGCTAGCTCGGCGATGGACTTCGGTACTGCGATCCACGAGGAGCAACTAATGGGGCTGTGGGAACAGTCCTGGGTTGAGATTCCGGAAAGCGTCCTCGATTCTAGGGGAAGCAAGCGCGGTAATGCGTGGAAGGCGTTCGAGCGTGAAAACGAAGGCAGGGTACTTTTGAAGCCTGACCAGCTAGGGAAGATGAAAATTATCTCCGAGCGAATGCGTCAGAACCCCGTCGCGGCTGAGTTGCTAGGGCGTAAGGCTGAGGGACTGTCGGAAATATCGATCACGGCTGACGCTCCCCTTGAGGACGGAACGCTGCAAAAGGTACGCGGGCGGCTGGACCTGTTGCTACCAGATTGCATTGTGGACCTGAAAACCATATCGAGCCTAGATGACCGAACGAGGCAGTACAGGCCGTTCGATCATAACTGGCACGTTCAGGCGGTGATGTATCAGCTATTGGTCAATGCCGTTCGCGGTGGAGACTTATTGCCGGTATACTTCATCGCTGTGGAAACCTCGATTCCGTATCGAGTCGAGGTACTAAGACCAATGCCGGATACGCTTGCGGGCGCTGCGATGTTGCTCCAAGACGCAATCGAGGAGATTGTAGAACGTACGCGTTCAGGTAATTGGCACCGTGAGAATTGGCCGGAACCATTCCATTTTTAGGAGGTGTGCTGTGTTGAGTTTTGAAAAGAAGCTACGCGAAGAAGTCGAAGCAGCGGTTGAGGATATTGCAGCATCAACGCGGAAGCGTCCGATGGCTGCGGGCTCAAAGTTCTTCGATATCGTTCTGCGGGTGGTCAAGCAGATTGGCGCTGAGCAACTGAAAGACCTGGACAAGGTGACGGTGCTGGGGATCGTGGCGAAGGTGTACGACGAGTACATTTCGAAGATCGATCTTCCAGGTGAGTATGACACCGTGTTCCATGCCCTGATTAAGCAGGCAGCATTGGCGGCGATCGGAATCGCGTACGATAAATTTTTGGCAACTGAGTAGACAGGCTCAGCTCGGTGGCGTTGTTAGGTTGTGGTAGGTTTGTTTCCCGATTTATGGAGGATGGTTGAATGAAGTTTTCGAAGATGAAAACAATGGTTTTGTTGGTGGTTGCGTTGTTCGCGCTGGAAACGTTTCCAGCTTTCGGTCAGGAATGCGTGACCGGTCAGTGTGCGAAAAGTCCCTCGGACCGAGTGGTGTCACGCGTTGCCGATGTGGTGGTTGCGGCGGTCGAAGTACCGGTACGCGTGGTTGAGCATGTGGTATGTGAGTCCCAGCCTATACGGTCGATCGTTTGTGCGAACGGGTTGGCTCAGTGGAAAGCAGAGCGACAAGCTGCGGAAGGGCGAATGCGTCACGTTGGCGGCGGGTTCGGCGGTGGATCGTACGAGGGCGTTGGATACTCCACGAGTTCACCGGATGCCGCCATCAGAGCGTGTTGCTACTGGGGACGCAGGCCGGTGCGTGAGATCGGCGTGGCGCGTGGTCGATTCGGTTGGTACGCAACAGTGATCTATAACTGATTCACTTGACTGATTGCAGTCTAGGTGCACGGTCATTCATTTGACGCCGGAGACGTAACCGGCGAGGATCGGCGGGAATCGCGGTAACGATTCAGGGTGCTTGGTATTCTTTATGCGACCGAGCGCTCATGCACGAGCAGGTGAAAATCCTGCCCGATCCTTTGCGGAGCGATCCGCTACAAGAGTCAAAGGCGTTTAAGGACTCAAAAAAAGTACGCTCCATCGGCAACTGATGCAAAGTTGCGAGGATCGGCGGCGTGGTGAGTACACGCAAAGCGGCGTTAGCGAACGGCAATGCCACTAGCAGGTTCGATTCCTGCCCGATCCTTTTGAGTTATCAAGGTGTACTTGATGACTGCGTTTCGTTTGTTTGTTTGTTTGAAGGGATTTCGAATGAGATCGTTTTGTGCGTTAGTGTTGGCGTTGTTTGCTTGTGTCCCGGTCATGGCTCAGACACCGTTCCCCGTGAGGAACGTGCTTGTTGGTCAGACGGTGACGGTCCCGAAGGGTGACTACTTGTTGACGGTTCAGTGCACCATTCAACCGGGCGGAAAGCTGGTGATTGAGGGAGGATCGAACATTACTGTAGACGGTCCTGGAATTGTGTTTTACAACCGTGGTACGTTGGAGATCAACGGAACGGCTGCGGAGCCGGTTCGAGTTGTGTCTGCTCCAGGGAAGAACTGCGGTTCGTTGTTTTGTCCGTGGGTGTCCGGTCCGCGTCCTCAGTTGTTGGTGAGCTATCTTGATTGGACCTCAACGCTGAACGCCAACTGTTTTTTCTTGCAGGCTACCGACTTCGTAATCAGCGATAGTACGATCACGAATCGAGCCTCAACAACTGCTACCAGTCGCGTTTGTCTTGCGGTCAATAGTGGTTCTGTTGGAGTGTTGCAGGGGTGCTATCTCGACGGATGTAACCCGGAGATTATCAAGAACGCGGTAGGTGTTGCCATCGGTGACTACAAGAGCAACGGCGATAAGGTGGATTTAATTGACACGGTGATTGCGAACGCAAACGAGCCGGTGAAGATTCGCAAGCAGTACACGTTGCTTAATGGATCGATTGAGTAGGGTTGGTTGAGCCGTTCGCCTAGTGGAGCATTGGCACGTCCTGACGGACGGAATGGGTTCGACTCCCAGCGGTTCACTTTGGAGGTAGCGTCATGGCTGGTGCGAGAACTTTGAGGATTTGCCGGTCCTGTCACAAAGAGAAGAACATCAACTGTGCGATTTGTGACATGTGCCGTGGCAAGATGGAGCGAGCAAAGAATAAGTTCGGGATCACGAGTCCGCACAGGTGTAAGACGTGCGGGAACATGATCACGCTCAAGCAGTGTTTGCAGTGCGAGCTTGAAAAAAAGTAGCGTTGCGAATTTTGGTTTTTTGTTTGTGTACTGAGTCGCATCGGCGGCGTTGTTTTGGTGGCACGTTTTACGATAGGAGGTTGCCATGATTGAGAGTTCAGAACAGTTTGGTGAGTTGGCTGTAGCGTTGGCAAAGTTTCACGCTGATTGTCCGGTGGTGCTTAAAGATTCGATCAACTCGCAGTTGCGATCGAAGTACGCTGACCTTGGTACGATCTTGCGAGAGATCAATCCGGTATTGGCGAAGCATGGGCTGTCGGTGTTGCAGTTCCCGGCTGGTGAGTTGCAACTGGTCACGATGCTGTTGCATTCGTCGGGGCAGTTCTTCAAGTCGGTGAGCGTATTGCGTCCTCAGGATGCAGTAGTTCGCCGGGGATCAACAGCGTCGGAGGATGTGCGAGCGATCACCCCGCAGGCGTACGGATCAGCGCTGACGTATCAGCGACGGTACGCACTGGCCGCATTGCTTAGCCTGTGCATCGACGAGGATGATGACGGGGCTAGGAGTCAGCGAGACGCACAGGACAAGGCGAACCCTACGTACAGGCCGACTGAGGTAGTTCCTCCGGATGCCTTCGACAAGAAGGAATCGAGCGAACCGAAGAAGGTCGAGAAGCTGACGGAGGATAGGATTTCCGACATACAGTCGAAGATTCTCACGGCTGAGATTGGACAGCTTCCAAAGATGGAACAAGCCCTGAGTCAGTACGGTGTATCGGGCGCACTTGAGAAGGCCGACTGGGGCTATCTCGCAGGGTTCTTACTGAATCGATGGATCGAGGTTTCGCCGGTCAAAGACTTCGGCGTAATCTCGAATAAGATTGTGGGCTACCGGTCTAAAGGATTGCTTGAGCCCGAACAGCAAGACTACTTGACGGGATTGATGACGAATCGTTTGAACGCACAGAAACCAGAGGGAACATGAGCGAACGGGTAATGTCGGATTTTGAGGTGTTGGTACGTTTCACTTCAGCGGCGATAACCGGATTGATTTCGATCGATCCGAACGGTGAGTGGACTTCGCAAGACATTGCGAGGCAGGCCGTAGACATTGCGCTGGAATCACAACTTGAATTAAAGAGGCGAAAGAGTGGCGGCAAAGAAAAGAAATTTAGCGACGGAACTACTAGTGCTGGACTCTCGGCTGCAATGCCGAACCGAGGTACCGCAAGCGATCATCGATGAGTACCGCGAAGGGTGGAAAAACCAAGCGAAGTTTCCACCTGTGCAGGTTTATCAAGTCGATGATGAGTTCCTGGTAGTGGATGGGTTCTGTCGCGTGATGGCGGCAACGAGCGTCGGGAAGTCTCGCATCCCGTGTGAGGTGCACGCTGGCTCATTCCATGATGCACTCAAGGCGGCTTGCGGTGCGAATGCTCAGCATGGTTTGCGCCGTTCGAACGCGGACAAAAAGCGAGCCGCGACGATTGCGATTACTAACTTCCCTGACCTGAGTTCGAGGGAGATAGCAGAGATTTGCGGCGTTAGTCATGCGTACGTTCAATCGATGCGCAGGGCTGACGAACCGAAGGACCATGCGATCGCTGAGGAGCAAGTCGAACCAGTGCAACGCGCAGAAAAAAGCAACGTTTCGAATATTCAGAGCGAGGAAGAAACTGAGTTTACTTCTCCCCCTGGGTGGCGTTGTGTGGAGTGTGGAGCTACCGAACAACGGCTAAGCGATGGGGGTAATGTTTGCAGGGTTTGCTTGTGTCCGGTCGATGATGTGATCGAGCCTCCGCAGATCAAGAACCCTGCGAATACCCGTACTTCCGAGCCGGTGCAGGTGGAAACGTTTCCAGACCCGGACCCGAACAAGATGCCGAAAGTGCATCAGGTTTGGGGGCAGTTTATCCGGGCTTGCGATGCGGCGAAATGCTCCCATGTGTTGCGTACTGAGATCGAAGCCATAACGAGAAAGTTGCAGGGACTAACATGAGTGGAAACTGGCCTCACCAAGATCGAGCGAAAGAAGCGATCCGAAACGCAAGGTTGCGAGGGGTGCAGGCCGTTGTAGCGGCTGCGCCATGCGGGGCCGGGAAGTCCCGCGTGATGCAGCAATTGGCCGCTGAGGAAGTGCAGGCAGGCGGTACGGTGAGAATCTACCTGCACCGAACGATGTTGCGTGAGCAGCTATCGAAGACCTTTACGGCGGCGGGATTGGATCACGGAGTGATGGCAGCAGGATGCGAGTACGACGAGAGCAAGCCGATTCAGATTTGCATGACGGATTCGGTCTATTCCCGGGCAGTGCTCAAAAGTAAATGGGACTTGCAGGAGCCTTCGCTGGTGATGTTCGACGAAGCCCACTTGCAGACGAAGAACAAGGCGATTTCGATCGTAAATGGATCGACGAACGATAACGGGCTGAGGATGGCTGGGCATATCGAGCGAGGTGCATTCGTGCTCGGAATGTCGGCGACCCCGGTAAACTGTGGATCGATCTACAAAGAGTTGATCGACTTCGGAACGTACTCAGAGATGCGGAAGGTAAAAGCCCACTTGCCGGTTCGTGTGTACTCTCCGAGCGAGATTGATTGTACTGGGCTGAATCGAGACTCAGATAACGAGTACAGTTCGAAGGCGTTGGAGCCAAGAGCGTACAAGATATTCGGCGATGCGTACCTTAACTGGCGAAAGCTGAATCCAGATAGCTTGCCGGCTATTCTGTTTGCTCCATCCGTCCCGGCCTCACGTTGGTTTGCTGAGGAGTGGGCGAAGATGGGCGTCCCGGTCGCGCATATCGACGGTGAAACGTGCTTGCTACCTTCACGCGGTACGGCTGGATCCGTGAAGCTCGAGACGTACGAGACGAACGAAGAGACTCGAGCGGCGATCATGGACATGAGCCGAACTGGTGAGATTAAGGTTGTGATGAATCGATTCGTATTGCGTGAAGCGATTGATATGCCGTGGCTGTATCATGGCATCGCGGCTACGGTGTTTGGTGGTATCGCAACGTTTTTGCAATCGGTAGGGCGTATCCAGCGATTCTGCCCTGACTATCAGTTCAAGGTGCTACAAGATCACGGCGGAAGTTTTCACCGACACGGAAGCCCGAACGCGGATAGGGAATGGGAACTAGGTTGCACGAACAAGAGCATTGCAGAGGGGCGAGCACGAAAGATTGCACGAGCCGAGCAACCGCAGGACGTTGAGGGCATATGTTGCCCGAAGTGCTCGGTGTGGAGGCAGTACGGGCCTCGGTGCCCTGGTTGTGGTCATTCGCACCAGCAGTCAGCGCGTAAGGTGATGATGGTATCGGGTGACCTGAAGTTGATGCGGGGGTTGGTCACGAAGATCAAGAAGAAGGGCAAGAGCAAGACGGTACCGCAGATTTGGATTTCGGTGCTTTACGCTTGTGCTCGAAGCGGCAAGCCGGTTAGCAGTGCGGTTGCGATGTGGGCGGCAAGATGCAGGGCTGAGGGGTTGTATCCGGACGAGAAGCAACTGCGATTCAAGCCTCCGGAACGTCACTCGATGGAATGGCACAAGCTCGTTTCTGATGTGTACCCATGGACCGGGAGGATTAAGACATGAGCACCGAAGATAAGGACTGGAAAACGTTTGCTTCGTATCGGCAGATGGGATGGTGGGCGCTCAATACAGATGGGGGTTTGCGCTGGGTATCTTGGCTGATTCGCAAGCATTGGAAGAAACTGATGGGCACCGAAGCTGGCAGGGCGTTTTATGACTACGTTTACCGCATCGTCGAGGCCGACTTGAAGCAGACGAAGAAAGTAGTGGTCGAACGCTTTGCTGATGGGTATATGAAAGTCTACGGTGAGGGGATCGATGTAGTTGTGATTCACCGCCTCAAGGTAGACGGACCAGAGGCGGAGATACTCGATGAAGAGTTGGCCGAATTGAACTGCCCTCATAGGGCGTTGGAAACATATCAAGGCAAGGTTGCCGCAACTGATTTTTACGACGGGAGGACGCCGAATGACGAAGCAGGTAGGATTGCACGAATCGACATCAGTCAGAGATTCAACAGAGTCGCTACTGCGAAAGCTGGAAGCAGGGGCGAACATAGAACTGGTAATAGCGGGAATGGAGATCGTGGAGCATGAAGGGCAAGAAGCACTCACCGAAAGACTCGCTGCGGAATGGATTGGTACGCGATGGGAATCGATACTGCGAAGGCTTGGTGCCGTGGCTCGCAGGGGACTATAACCCGGCGATGGAGTATGCGACCATGCGTTCGCTGTTCTTCGATTGCTGGGCCTGTGGGGCGAACTCGAAACCGTTTGACTACTTCGGGCCGTGGCTGATTGAGCGTGCCCATATTGCAAACAAGCCGCGCAGGGAGGATCGTCGGTTGGTAGTGATGCTTTGCACGATATGCCACAAGGCGAGTCATGGCGAACGCATAGCAGGGTTCATTCGTCCACGGTTAACCGATGGAATGTTGGTCGCGCTCAAGTGGCTGCGGGATCCGTTGTGGTTTGACTTGGAGTTCATCAACCGGCATTCGGTCAGAGTGATTGAGGCGGTGGAAGTTGATCCGTTTTATCGAAGGGGCAAGTGATGGACCAAGTGCATTCCGTGGTGATCGATCTACCGTTTCCAGGTGCCCTGAGTGCCCAGAACCGGGGAAGCTGGAGGAACAAGGCTAAGCCGATAGCGGATCTGCGATTCCAGGCCAAGATGATAGCCTTAGAAGCGACCGAGAGCCGCCGACCGAACTTTGAACGGGCAATCGTCCAGTATGAGTTTTTCGTGCCTGACCGTGGGCGGCGTGACGAGGGGAATCTGATCTACCAGTGCAAGCCGCTGATTGACGGTTGCGTTGACGCCGGAATCATTGCCGGGGACCACTGGCAGGTGCTGTCTACGGGGACGGTAAAAACCACGATTCGGAAGGGAAATCCGGGGGTGCGTCTGACTTTTTTCCGAAAATCTTCCTAAGTCGCGCCTAGGGTGGAACGAAAACACGCCTTGAAGTATAATGGGTGAACTGTGACGGGCTGCGGCCCGGTTGTTTTGTGTTGTCTCTTAGCCTCTGGAAAGGCTTGAAATCATGAACGCTTTGGAATCTCTCAAGGGCATCGAAGGAATCATCGGAAACGTTTTACTCCCCGTACGTGATCGGGTGGATATCGACGACGTACTCCAAGATGCGGCAATTGCTATCCTGCAAAGCTACGCCAAGGCACCAAGGAAGAAGGCTGTCTGGACTGCGAAGAGTGCGGCGCGTGCTGCGTTCCGATCCAAGAAACGCGACCAGAAATACTTCGAAAAAACTCCGAACGTGGTTTACTCGAACCCGCTGGCGGCGTTGATCCACTGTGAGGAAGTTGACCAGTTGCACGACGCGTTAGCGTGCCTGGACGCAAGACAGCGTGAGGTGATCCGATTGCGATACTTTGAGGGGATGACTTTGGAGGAAGTCGGCGAGTCGATCGGATTGACGAAGCAAGGTGCGGCGAACGTGGTTAGTCGAGCGTTGGAGCAACTTCGGGAAGTGTTTGGAAAATAGTAACGTTCCTTTTTTTTAGGATGAGTCATGAAAGATAAGATACAAAAGCTCATCGCTGAGATCATCGGCGATGGGTTCACGGTGGAAGTGAAGCCGGTAGCGGTCAAGCCGGTATCGGGCAGTGTTTACAGCGTTGCAAGTGTTTACGGCGCTGGGGTGATCGATGAATCGAGCGTGTTAAAGCCGTTATCAGGTGGAAACGTTTCCAGTGATTTCGGTGCCGGTGTGACGACGTACTTGAGCGTGTATACGGATGGCGAAGGCGATGAAGCTATCTACGTCAACGGTAAGCTGGAGTTGCATGAAGTAGGGATCTACGCTACGGAATTGGCGAAAGTGGCTGACGGTCGATTGGTGCGAATGAGTTCGGCTGTGCTCGATGATTCGTTCGCTGTTGGTAAGTGGCCTGAGTACGAGTCGGAACTGAAAGAAATGATCGACGGCTATCAAGCTGGGATTGATGCAGGAGCCGCGATCGGTGCACCGGATAGAGACGGGCTAGTGCTGCGCAGCGAATGGAACGCTAAGGAAGGTTGCTTCGAGGATTCACGCGTTGAGCCGGAAAAGTATTCAGAATGGGAGCCAAAGATTGATGGATGGGTGCGACTTCCGGAAGGTAAAGTTGCAAAAGTAAAATGCGTCAAGATCGTCAATGGTACAGTCTTATACGGATTTCATGGCACGAACATAATGTACACACTTGGCGCTCTTAAGCCGTGGACGCCGAGCGTTGGAGATAAGGTAGTGGTGAACAAACTGGGCAGGATAGCTGATGGTAAGGTTGGTGTTATTGTCGAATGCGTTAAAGGCGACGCTGGGGAATACGCGGTTCGGCTTGATCGAGAAAACCTTACTTCGTTCAACCTAAGGGCCGAACAACTCGAACTTATTGAACCCGCAGAAGATCCCACCGACCATAATGCCGACGCCACGAAAACCGCCAACCCTTCGGTAACTCCGAATAGTTCAAGCAGTGAACCGCTTGCGATACCGGAAGGATGGAGGGAGTTGGAGCCGGATGAGGTGCCAAAGACTGGCGACGATGTTGACATTGACGGGCAGTGGATTGATCTACTAAGCGATTGCAATGTCGAATCTAGGTACTACTCGCGGAGGATCATTCGCAAGATCGAACCTGCGAACCCTTCGGAAACTCCGAATAGTTCGACTGCTAAGCCTGGATACTTTGACGATGTTGAAGGCGTATGGGTTGACGAGCGTGAACCGTTCGATGGTCGCAAGGTCGAACCGGTGAAGGAGCCGCAGTACCGCGAGCCGACCAACGATGATATTGGCAAGAGGGTAGAGGTCAGGGATAGCGAAAAAGCTGAATGGAACGATCTTATTTTTGTTGTTATTTTGCCTCCTGGTGATTTTCGTTTTTGTGCTGAGGACGATCATGGAAATCGTTGCGGTTGGCGGTTTGCAAGAATCAAGGCGTGCTGAGCAGGTGGTCCCTGCGCGGGGTTTCCGAGACTTGACCCGCGAAAGACTGGTACGCGATTGAGCCGGGGTTTCATGGCCCCAATCGTCGCAGCAGGACCAAGTGAGATGAACACTTGCCGACCTGTACTCGGCTGGGTTGCTTCGGTGGCCCAGTCGAGTTTTATTTTCGCAACGTTACTTTTTTTTGGTGAGGCTAGATGATGTGGTTGTTGCGTTTGCTTGGTGTTTCGAATCGTGCAGAGCGTAAACGGAAAACGCATTTCCGCATCGTCGGTGACTACGAGATCAGCGGTAATGCGATGGTAGCTATAGCGATCAATCGTAATAATCCAATCGATTCTACGTACTTCACGATTGACCCTGAAGTGAATAACAACGCATTCATTTGTGCTTGTGGGTGGGCTTACGAACCGGAGGATTGATCATGTTGATTTGCAGATACTTGAGGAACTGGAAGCGGGTGAGTCATCCGCGTGATACGGTAGGTCACTGGGTGTTCTATCTCGCGTGGACTCCATGCCTGTATCGTGGCCCTGGATGGAGGGATTTTACTATCGGGATTGTCAGGCAACGGGTCAGCGTTGACATGAGTTGCCGATGGTTCGAACGCAGCGATAGGGACGGGAAAATGTTGAGTTTTCATTACTGGTTGCCATTTGAACTAGGTAATTGACCTGGAAACGTTTCCACTTTTTGAGCTGCTGACTAGTGTACTTTGATGAGTCGGTGGCGTTGTGTTGGTAGGAGGTGATTCAGTGGGCAACAAGAACAAGCGAGATTTTTGCAAGTGCGGTGCACCTAAGCAGGCATCATCGCGGATGTGTCAACCGTGTTCGGTACCGGGCATGATCGAAGCTTGTGCGGCCTACCAGCAGGAGAAGTGGAAGCAGCGGTACGCAGGGACTGACGCAGAACGAATGTGTGCCTGCGGAAACACGTTCTACAGTCGGACGCGACGGACTTGCAACAGGTGCCGCAAGCAGAAGCGTAAAGGCAGAGAACTGGTCACGGCTGCTGAGCCGCACCCGGTGAAAGAAATTGCATCACTGCGTGCCTCAATGCACAAGGTGATCAGGCGGAACGAGTATGGTGAGCTAGCCTTCCGGGGTTGGCGTTGTGTGCGGTGCGGCGCGTGTTGCACCGATCGTAAGTGCGTTATGTGTGAGTTAGGGAAATGATGAAATACGATTCGTTCATTGACTCGAAGTCGCAGTTCACGGCAGATTGCGGATTCGATGTTGAGGACTTGCCCTCGTGCATGTTCGACTTTCAGCGGCATCTAGTTCGGTGGGCTTTGCGTCGCGGGCGTGCTGCGATCTTCGCCGACTGTGGACTAGGTAAGACTCTGATGCAGTTGGTGTGGGCGCAGAATGTGGTAGAGCGAACTAATGGTCGGGTGTTGATCCTGACCCCGTTAGCAGTCGCACAGCAGACGGTTCGAGAGGCTGAGAAGTTCGGCATCGAAGCTGCCCGAAGCGTAGCGGGTGAACTGAATGCAAAGATCATAGTGACAAACTACGACCGCTTGCACCACTTCAATCCGCTTGACTTCGCTGGGTTCGTGTGTGATGAGTCCTCGATTCTCAAAAACGTTTCCGGGGAGACTAGGCAAGCAATCACGCGGTTCACGCTCAAGACTCCGTTCCGGCTGTTGTGCACAGCGACAGCGGCCCCAAACGATTACGTTGAGCTGGGTACTTCCTCAGAGGCATTGGGCGAACTATCGCACTCGGACATGCTGCGAAGGTTCTTCCGTCAACTTGATGACAAGGGGCAGAAGAAAGCACACAAACAGCAGCAAGAGGCGGAACGATTGATCGAGCAAGACCCGAAATACTTCGGCAAGCTCGCGTTCCGAGTGACTCAGACAATCGGACAATGGAGACTGAAGAATCACGCGGTCGATGACTTTTGGCGATGGGTGGCGAGTTGGGCGCGTGCGTGCCGGATGCCAAGTGATCTAGGGTTCGATGATGGGAAGTTCATCCTTCCTGAGTTGATCCAGAATGACCACGTAATCACGCCAGATAGCCCTCCGCCTGGATACCTGTTAAACGTGCCGGCAAAGGGCATGCAAGCGGAAAGGCTAGAGCGTTCCCGCAACATCGAAAAGCGATGCGGATACGTTGCCGATTTGGTCAACCATGATCGGCCTGCGGTGGTGTGGTGTCACGCTAACCCGGAAGCCGACCTACTCGAAAAGATCATTCCCGGTGCGCGTCAGGTGGCTGGACGTACTCCGGAAGAACAAAAGATCCAAACCTATGAGGACTTTGCAAACGGTTCGCTGCGTGTACTTGTCCTTAAGCCCAAGATAGGTGCATGGGGCTTGAATTGGCAGCATTGCAATCACGTTGTTTCGTTTGCTAGTCATAGCTACGAGCAGATGTACCAAAGCGTCCGCCGGTGCTATCGGTTCGGTCAAACGAGGCCGGTTACGTTTGATTTGGTAGCGACGGAAGGTGAGGAGTCGGTGATCGGCAACGTCAAGCGCAAGGCTGACCAGGCTGAGAAGATGTTCGAAAAGTTGGTGAAAGAAATGGCTCGCGCGGTGCGAGTCGAACGGGAAAACATTTACACGAAGAAAGCAGAAGTACCCTCATGGTTAACGATCAAGTAATTACGGATCAGTTTGCGATTTACAACGGGGATTGCGTTGAGGTGATGAAAACATTACCGGACGCCTCAGTTGATTTGACGGTCTATTCCCCTCCATTCGCAGGGCTGTACCAGTACTCAAGCGACGCGCGGGATATGTCAAACGCGATCGACAAGGATGAGTTCTTTGAGCACTACGGATTTTGCATTGATGAGATCGAACGCCTGACCAAGCCGGGCAGAATCTCGGCGGTGCATTGCATGGATATTCCGTTAAGCAATAGCGGGTGCGACGCGATGTACGACCTGCCCGGACGGATCATCATTGAGCATGAAAAACGCGGGTTCGTCTATGGTGGGCGGCGAGTCATTTGGAAGGAGCCTTTGATGGTTCGAAACCGCACTATGATGAAGTCACTCCACCACAAAACGTTCTGCGAGGACACAACGCGATGCAGCATAGCGAACGCTGACTATCTGTTGATGTTTCGCCGGAAGGGGGATAACGCGGTGCCGGTGGCGAAGGAGAACGGAATACTCGAGTACGCAGGCGAAAACAAAATGCCTACTGAGTTCATGCATCTTCGCGGCATGGTTGGGGACCAGAAGAAAAACAGTTACTCCCAGTGGATTTGGCGTCAGTACGCTTCCTCGGTGTGGATGGATATTCGAATCGATAGAGTGTTGGACTTCGCCGAGTCTCGCGATCTGGAAGATGAGGCACACGTTCACCCGTTGCAGCTTGATGTGATCGAACGGGCAGTTGAGATGTGGAGCAATCCAGGCGAGATCGTCCTGACTCCGTTCCTCGGTGTGGGTTCGGAAGTGTTCGGCGCGGTGAGCTTGGGGCGTCGCGGTATCGGTGTTGAGTTGAAGCCGAGCTACTTCAGGCAGGCAGTACGAAACCTTGCTCGCATCGGTGAGGTGATCGAAGCCCCGAAGGTGGCTGAACTCCCGCTACAATGGGATGCTGAGTAATGGCATGGCGTCACGTTAGAGACACCACACAGGCGGCGAGGCGAGAGTACACGTGCTTCCTGTGTGGTGAGTCGATCGGCAAGGGCGATCAGTACGTGAGGCGTTTCGGCTACGTGGATGATGGCCCAACATCGGACGCGATGCACCCAGAGTGCGAGGAGCATTCAGCGAAGTGGGACTTGCAGGACTGGGATTGTTTTGAGCCTGGAGACATGGAGCGCCCAAAGTGATGAGCCAAGAGCTAGAAGAGTACCTAGAACGCAAGGCGATCTGTACGGTAGACGGTGGCCTGACGGAAGAGGAGTCGATACCGGTAGCATGGGCGCAAGTTCGGGAACGCCTGAAGGGTAAGAACGGGTTGCCGTGGTTGATCGTCAAGGACTTGAAGTCAGTGGGCATTGATCCAAGAGCCTAGGAGCTACGTTTTGCAATGCGTTCGCAGGTGGGTATACTGGAAACGTTTCCACTTCCGAACACTCAAAAGGCGCAGCAATGGCGAAGAATAAGCCGAACAAGTGGCAGAGCCGTATCGTCGGGCACGATAAGGTTCGAGCCGATCAACTGTTGGCGAACCCAAGAAACCACCGAAGGCACCCGCAGAAGCAGCGGGAAGTGGTAGCGGCCTCGATTGAGGAGCTAGGGTTCTGCAAGTCGGTGATAGTCAACCAGCGAACCGGCTACATCGTTGACGGTCACGAACGCGTGATGCAAGCCCTCGGCGCTGGTGATGAAACGCTGGTTGATGTTGAGTACGTCGATCTATCAGAGGAGGACGAACGCAAGCTGCTGTTGATCCTTGATGCGTCGAGTGAGCTTGCTGAGGTGGATGCTTGCGACTTGGAAGAGTTGCTGCGAACGGTCAACACTTCGAGCCAAGAGCTAGCAGACTGGTTCACCGAGTTAGGCGAAGCGGCGAAGATTTTCGACCCGGAACCGGAGTCGGACGGTGATTCAGACTTGGACAGCGTACCTGAGGACGCAGAGCCTGTTTGCAAGGTTGGTGACTTGTGGATACTTGGAGAGCATAGGTTACTATGTGGTGACTCAAGCGATCAGTCACAGGTTGATCGGCTACTTGCAGGGGCAACAATTGATTGCGTTCTGACCGATCCACCATACGGAATAAAATGGAACGGTGATTACACGCGGTTTACTAAAAAGGCTGTGAAAACTTGCAGTAGCCAGTACGCGGAAATCAGGGGCGATAATCAACAGTTTGATGCGAGTACTCTTTTATTCGCTGAGAATGTCATTTTGTGGGGGGCGAACCTCTACGGATCTTCATTGCCTGTTGGATCGTGGTTGATATGGGACAAGAGAAGCGCTGACGGAACGAGTTTCCTTGCCGATGCCGAATTAGCTTGGCAAAAAGGCGGAAGAGGATGCTACATCAAGTCTATCAATCAACAGTCAGAGCGAGGCAAGACACGAGATGTTGAGCATCCAACAAAAAAGCCTGTTGAGCTTTTCGTATGGTGTCTCGAACGAATGCAAAGCGAAATGGTTTACGATCCATTTTTAGGATCAGGAACAACATTGATTGCAGCGGAACAACTCAACAGGCGTTGCTACGGCATGGAGATCGATGCGAAATACTGTGACGTAATCATCGCTCGATGGGAAAAACTGACTGGGCGAAAAGCAGTCAAGGCTTAGAAAATCTGAACGACTTTTAGCACTCTAGCTAAGTCACGCTACAATCAAAACGAATCTACGCACTGAGCGCAGAAAAAAACAACGTTCTTTGTTTTGAGAACCACAAAAGACCATGACGAAGCGTGCCGGAAAAAAGAAGTCACCGGGCAAGCCAACGAGGGGAAAACCATCCCGATCACTTGCACCGAAAGCGACAGGCAAAGAAGCTTCCGAACCAGATTCGTTTTTCTGGCCGGAGCTTACTGATAAGCGTAGAGCCGAAGCGATAGCCGTAGGCCAAGGAGAAGCGTACAAACGTTTCCAAGATGCCAGGCTAGAGATACGGGCAATCAATGAACGCTGGCCTGTACCGCAAGCCCTACGTGAGCGAATGGTGTTCGAGAATGCCCGAATCGTAATTGACCCAAAGGCAGAACCAAAGCAGAAGCTGCTTGCAAGCCGCATCCTGCTAGCGATGGATCAGGCGAACACGAAGAAAGACCTACCGAACCAGATAGTCGGGAATCAGCACATCTCGGTGACTCAGGTACTCCAGTTGATCGAATCAGGTGGAAACGTTTCCGGTGATGACTTGGACTTGCGAGAGTTTAAGGTGATACCAGGGGGCGAAAATGACTACGCTTGATGCGATGGATCAGATCAGGCCCTACTGGGTGAGCCGCAAGGATGCCGAGCAAGTCTACTTCGATTCAATGGCGATGCGATCCCCGCTACTGATGGCTGAGCGATTCAGCAAAGGCGAGTGGAAACGGGCGAAGCACCTAGCGGTAATCGATTTCGAGTTCAGGAATCTACTTGAGAATCCGAACCTAGATTGCTTGATAATCAAGTGCCCTGTACGCCATGGAAAATCGGAGTACTTGGCACGATGGGCACCGGCTTGGTACATGCTGAGAAACCCGAACAAACGGGTGATGATTTGCTCGAATACATCGACCCTAGCGAACAGTCACTCAAGATGGGTACGGGATAAGGTGCACGAGCTTTCGCCGATGATGGGACTCGATGGAGTTGATCAGAAGAAGTCAGCGGTTAGGAACTGGGGATTCGAGCACCGAAGCGGTGAGTGTCTCGCGGCTGGTGTGGCTACGTCGATCGTGGGATTCGGTGCAAACCTTCTTGTGATCGACGACTACCTTAAGGACGCGAAGTCGGCGTACTCTCAAAAGGTCCGCGATGACCAGTGGGATTGGTTCGTTTCCACGTCATCAACGCGATTGGAGCCGGGCGGGAAGCTGGTTTTGTTGTGTTGCCTAGCCGGTAGCTCAATGGTTTCTATGGCCGATGGAACAACTAAGCAAATAAAAGACCTATCTCCGGGTGAGGGTGTTAAATCGTTTGACAACGGAAAGTGCGTAAACTCTAGTATCGTTAATCATGCCAATGTAGGGCGCGATGATGTTTTTAGGGTGATGCTTGAATCCGGCAAGTCGATTGTTGGTAATTCCCGTCATCCGTTTTTGGTAGAGACGAACGGAGAATTGAAATGGGTCAGGCTGAAAAACTTAAGTACGGAAATGAAAATGGTGACATACCGCAAAGAACAAAATCTTGCGGTGTCGAGGGATGCGATCGAGAGGGGTATTGCCTCGGAAAGTGCCGGTATCACTATCACAAAGACCGCCGAGAAGGAAGGCACGTCAAGTCAGAGTATCACGGAAAGTGGAAGGGAAAAAATTGCCAATGGGATGGATGCGATAAACCAGCGAAATGTAGGGGATACTGCAACAATCACTACACAAAGAAGCGTTCCATTGACGGGCATAGACCTCCTAGCCACACGCCAGAAACATTCAGAAACGCGCATTTGTGGCACAGGTATCGAATTAGAGCAGAGGACTACAAGCGAATGTTCGAATTTCAGGGAGGAAGATGCGCAGTTTGCCTCGAAGAACGGACTGATGAGAATTGCCACAAGCGAAAGAATTTCTGCGTCGATCACTGTCATAAAACCGGAAAGATCAGGGGATTATTATGTACACAGTGCAATATCGCGGCAGGATATATTGAAACCAGTGCCTCCGCCGCTCGACTCGTTGAATACCTCAGAGTTCACGAGTGAACGAATAGTATTTATTGAGCCTGCTGGTAATGAAGATGTTTACGATATCGAAGTCGAGAATACTGGTAGCTTTATCGCAAACGGCATGGTGACCCATAATACCCAGTGGCATTCGGATGACCTCATAGGCCGGATAGAGTCGAAAGCTGCGGAACTGGATATCCGGGTGCGGTCGATCACCCTTCAAGCCCTGCGAGAAGAGAACGGGGTGAAGGATCCGCTACAGCGGCAAGAAGGTGAAGCGTTGTGGCCGGAACGCTGGCCTGCGGAAGTGATGGAGAGAAGGAAGCGGCAGGCCGGACACTGGTGGCACTCGATCTACCAGGGTAGTCCGAAGGGTTCGAGTATGTCGGAATGGCCGGAAGAATACTTCGCGAACATTTGGGCGCAAGACGATGAGTTCCCTGATCCGAAAGACTGCTTGATTTCTGCGGCATGGCTTGACCCGTCGAAGGGCAAGAACAGTCGGAAGGGTGACTATCAAGCAGTGACCTGGATCGGATACAAGAACGGGTTGTTCTGGGTCGATTCGGACATTGACCGCAAGCCTGTACAGAAGATGGTGCGGGATTACGTCCAGTGGAACCGCGAACGGAAAACGGCATTTGTGGGACTTGAGGCGAACGCATGGCAGGACTTGTTGGCCGATGATTACTGGCAGGTATGCGATGAGATCGGATACAACGCAGACCCGCCTATCCTAGTAAATCAGACGGTGAACAAGAACGTGCGGATTGAGCGCCTCGGGAAGTGGCTGGACGGAAGGCTACTTCGTTTCCGTAGGTCAGCCTCGAATGAGTTGCTACTGGCCCAGATGAAAGAGTTTCCCTACGGCAAGTACGATGACGGGCCGGACTCCCTGGAAGCGTGTATGGGCCTGCTATGCCGATCAGTGGATGCCTTGCATGGTATGCACGAGGTGACGGAATCGGATGCTTGACGTTTTCGGTTTAGTTGCGTCGATTTGATATGATGGAGTGCGGCGGAATCACTCAACATTTACGGCAAGGGGCATAGCATGGACTCAGCAACGGTGCGGGAAAAGATTGCAGACTTGGCACTGCTTGACGGGTGCGAACTGACGCGGGCGCAGTTGGACAGATTGCAAGCGATCTTCGACGACGGATACAACATGCCGATGCCGGGTTGGGCCTTCGAGATGCTGCAGGCGAATACGTTGGAGGAGCGAGTGTACAAGCTAGGACAGATGACGCGGAGGTACTATCTGCGGGAACTTCTCAAGGTGGGCCGCACGAAGATCGTCAGAAAAAAGTAACGTTGCGTATATCCGAAGTTTTGCCGTCAATAACTTGCAATAGTCTCAAAATGAAAACGCTGAGATTCGCAGGGTTTTTCGTTGTTTCTCCGAAAGTAGCTGGAAACGTTTCCAGCGCCTACCCCCTGTAGTGGGGGTGTGTTAAATATGGCTGGAAGTGGGAACGTTTCCAGTTTGTTCCATGTTGTTGGTGTACTTCTGTCGCTCGGTGGCATTGTTCTGTTGGAGGGCTGAAAGATGCTTAAATTCGAAGTGCTTGAAGATGAGAACGTTGTAGCGTCAAGTTCGTACGGTTGCGATTGGATGATTGTTGACCAGGGCCGCTACTGGTCGATCGATGGGCCTCGGCTGAGCGTGGAGTATGTGCGAGAGTGTGCCACGAAGGATGAGGCTATCGCGGCTTGCAATGCTGCTGAGGCTGAGCAAGAGCGTTTGAATGAGATCGTCAGACAGCGTGAGTTCATCGAAGCAAGTGCTTACGAGGCACGCTTCGGAAAATAGTAACGTTCCGTTTTTTGTTTGTTTCCCTTAGAGGTTTGAAGTGAGTACAGAAGTTAAGGCAGAAGTGAAGGTCGGTGGAGTGGCTGCATTGTCGGGGGTGGTATCGAACGAGGTGCTTGCGAAGATGCGGGAGGACTTCGCCCAATTGACCGCTGATACCAGTGAAGGGTACGAGGAAGTCCGCAAGGCAATCCGGGTTTGCGTGAAGGCCCGAACAGGAATTGATGCGGCTAGGAAGTCTCTGAATGAGGAAGCGTTGAAGTGGCAACGTACGGTGAATGCGGAAGCTAAGCGGCTGACTGGTGAGGTCGAGAAGATCGAAGCACCACTGGTCGCGATGAAGGCTGAGGTCGATGCTGAGGCAGAACGCAAGCGGAAGGAACTGGAAGAAAAGCAGTTGGCGTTTGTGAACGGTCGATTGGCAGAGCACCTTGCAATCTGTGGTGAGGCTTGCTCTGTGGAAGTGGCTGAGAATGCGTCGGCGTTTGAGTGGGCTGAGGCACTGCGCGTCGGTGGTGAGAAGCTGGAAGCACGCAAGGCAGAGGAAGCCGCTAAAGCTGAGGCAGAACGTGCGTCCCGTGAGAAGATCGAAGCAGAGTTGCAAGCTGCGAGGGCGGAAGCTCAAGCGTTACGTGCACAGGCTGAGAAGGAACGAGCAGAACTGGAGGCACTGCGAGCCGAGAAACTGGAAGCAGAACGTAGGGCTGCGGAAGAGAAAGCGAAGATCGAAGCTGAGCAGGAACGATTGGAGAAGCTGGAAGAGCAACGCAAGGAAGTCGAGCGACTGCGGGAAATGGAAGCAGAGTTCCAAGCAGTCCTCGATGGAGTTCGGGCACGCAAGCCGAAGTACATGAATGACCTGGAGTCTGCTGTACAATCCTTGACGCAATTCGCTGATGAGGGCACGACCCTGATCTACGGTGAGTTGATCGATGAGGCGCTGCGATCGGTCAACGCGCTTAAGACTGCGTTTGAGGCGTCGATGCCCGCGTTCGTTGTGCACATGGGTGCGCTGTCGGAATAATTGCAACGTTACTTTTTTTGGTGCACTATGGACCTTCGGAAGATGACCGCAAGAGACTTGCCGCGATGCTGTGAAATCTCTTGCGATATTGGGTACCCAGCGTCGGACAAGAAATTGATTCGGCAATGGGCAGGCAATCAATCTACGTCCTCGGTGGTTGCCGTGGTTGACGGGAAGGTTGTGGCGTACTTGATCTACCAGCGGTGCACGGACGGGTACGCGATTTGGCAACTGCGGGTTGATCCGGTGTACCAGTGGCGCGGGATCGGCCGGGAGTTGGTGGACTACCTCAAGGGTAAACTGACCTTGAAGCGGTGGATGATTTGCGTGGTAGTGGAGGCTGAAAATATCGCGGCTTGTGAGTTCCTGAGGGCGTGCAGGTTCAGGGCTACCGAGTTTAAGCGCGGCATGTTCGAGGATAAGCAGGACGGGGTAGAGTTCCGTTTTGTGGTGGACAAATCGCTTTTAGAGGCGTTGTCTTAGTGGTGGTTTAGGTGGAAACGTTTCCAGTTTTATGAGGTGAAAATGAGTGTCAAAATCGAAGGAATCCCAGATGGTTGGGAGTTGGTGAGAGTTGGCAAGGTTGAGAACGGAGAGTTTTTCATTACAGGCGACGGATCGATTGAGCAACACGACAGAGAAAAAGCTTTCAGGATGAACAAAAACTACGTCATCATTCGCAAGATCGAAAAGCCCGCGCGGTATCGAGCGTTTGCGAATGCGGCGGAGTTCCTTGCTCATCCTCTAAGCGGTGATTTCATCGACTTCGGAGCAGGAGAATTTGGCAAGGTGCAGCATTGTGATTCCGAAGGAGTGTGGTTTTTAGACGACCATGAGTCTCAATTTTACAAAGATGCTCTAGTTGAACTAAAGTTTCGCGACGGAACCCCGTTCGGCGTTAAGGTGGCTGAGTGAGCGATCCCGTCGATGATTTGATGCGTTTCATTACGTGGCTGACTATGGCGGTACTTGCGGCTTGCGTGACTATTGTGTCCCTGATGATTGTGCTGCCAGATTCTCAAGATAAACGGCTGTACACGGTGGATGTCAACGGCGTTAAGTACGAAAACCTGACGTTCGTTTACAGCTACAAAACGCAGGCAGTTTTCAAGACTAAGGACGGCAAGCGTTTTGAGGTGAACGGAACGTTCGTGAAGGTTGAACAGTAGGTTGCTGGGACGGTAGCTAATTGGTGAAAGCTATGGCGCTTCGAGTGCCAAAGACGCAGGTTCGAATCCTGCCCGTCCCACTGGAAACGTTTCCAGTTCGAATTCCCTTTTTTGAAGGTTTTACCAGTGAAAATAAGCGTTGACCGTGTGAAGTTCTTGAAGGCGATCGATATCGTCAGTCCCCTATGCGGAAGGCACTCGAAGAGTGAGTTGCACTATGTTTGCTTAGATGCTGTAGGCGATGAAGTAAAGCTGCAAGCGACTGACGGTGAGCAGTCGGTGGTTGTGGCCTCGAAGGATCACGACATTCTCAATGCTGGCTCGGTGTTGATCAATCCGCAGAAGGTGATTGCGATGCTTCGAGAGTCGAAGGAAGAATCCGCGACGATCTACACGGACGGTTCAGCGGTGAAGGTGGAAAGCAAGTATTCGAAGTTTTCGATTCCTTCGTCCAATCCTGACGCGTTTCCGCGATGCAAGGCCAAGGTGACGGATCCTGTAGACTTCGAAGCTAAGCAGTTCTGCGATGCGTTGCGACGGTGTGCCCATGCCTGTGACACGGAGTCTACCAGGTATCAACTCGGTGGCGTGTTCGTTGAGTTCGGAGGGCGTGAGGTTTCCTTCGTGGCTACTGACGGCAGGAGGCTGTCAACGTGCTCTATCACCGTTCCTGACGAGGTGAAGCATGGAAGCTGCATTGTTCCCGCCAAGTCAGTTGGAGCGATCATACGAGCGTTTGGTGAGTCGAAGCGGTGTAGCGTCGAGATCGTCAAGAATGATTTGATCGTCGAGAATGATCAGATGACCTTTCAGACGCGATTGATTGAGGGACGGTACCCGAATTGGCGGATGGTGCTTCCAGAGGCGTCGGGCAGTCCGGTTGTACTCAATGCCGGTCACGTATACTCGGCGGTTCGTCAAGCTGCGATCACGGCTACGGCGGATAGTTCGGGCATCGAGTTGGTGTTCAGCGATGGGAATTTGTCGATCACTTCCAGGACGGCTGAGGTGGGGGCGGCGAAGGTGGATTTGCCGGTGGCGTTTGAGGGCAAGCTGAATCTGGTGATGGACTACCGATTCTTGCAAGACTTCCTCAAAGCTTGTGACCCGGAAGCGATGTTCGAACTGCACGCCAAGAGTGCGACAGAACCGGCGTTGTTTGTCGATGGATCATGCCGGTACGTGATCATGCCAATGAGCCGCCAGTAAGTTTCTGGCGAAAATGTTTCCGGGCTGGTGTACTTAACTGGCCCGGTGGCGTTGATAGGGTGGCGGTAAATTTGCAACGTTACTTTTTTTGAGGTTCAAACATGAGTTCGAACTGGTCATTGATTGAGTTGATTGAGTTGCTTCGGAAGTCGGCTGACGAACTGGACACGCTCCAGAGTCAAGCTGCGAAGGATGCGGAAGAGATTCGCAAGCGTGACGACATAATCGACGAGTTGCGAGACGAACGAGACATGCTCAAGGCAGAAGTCAAGCGATTGAAGAAAGGCGGTGAAGCGTGACAACCCCAACACTAGAGGAGCTTTTCGAAAGATTTCGAATGATTCTGAACGACCCCGATTTTGTCAGCCATAGCGAATCATTCGAGACGCATTTTCGCATGGTCGCAAGTGGAGAGACAAGACCGCTTTTGACCTTAAGCAATGCGGTTTTAGCCGCTCAATGCGTGGTGGTGATATTGGAGCATATCAAAGCAAAGAAAGGCGGTGAAGCGTGAGTAAAATTGACGACGGAGGGCCAGCGTTTCCAGTGCAACGCGATGCACCAGTTGACGGCATGAGCCTACGCGACTGGTTCGCGGGGCAAATCGCAGAGGGATTGGCGTCGTCTGACGATCATCGTCGATGGCGTGAGGGATGCGGCATGACGCTCGAAGAATGGCGTGCAAAGTGTGATGCAGAGGATGCGGAGTACTGCTACGCAAGGGCTGATGCGATGATTGCCGCAAGGGGAAAGCAGAAAGGCGGTGACGCGTGAGCCGTAAGCTATTCGCACTCATCGGGTGCTCCAAGAAGAAGAACACGACAAACCAATTCGAGCCGATGATTGCGGCCCGTGAACTGTACTGTTCTGACCTGTTCCATAAGCGAGTGAATCACGTTGAGTCGAGGAAACTTCCCTGGTTTATCATCTCAGCGAAAAGCGGCTGCATCAATCCGAGAACTCCGCTGAGGGTCTACGATCACACGATGCTGGACAAAGAACAGATCGACGTGTCCGCATGGCACGTTGGCGCTGCAAGTCAGTTGATCAATGAACTGTACTATGACTGGGATATTCGAGACCTGCGAACGGTTTCGGTCGAGATCCATGCAGGCAAGGGGTACTGTGAGCCGTTGGCGTCGATTCTCAAGCTGGTGGGCGTCGAGGTGATTCTACCGGTCAAGGGGATGGGGATCGGTGAACAGTTGGCGTACTATTCGAATGAGGTGGTAGCATGAAAATAACCGCTGAGATTCGCGGTAAGCCGCTTGAGAATGATACGCGGTGCCTATCGTACTGGGTGGGTGACTTGCGGCTGAAAGCTGCTGGAGACTTCGACCCGTACTTCATGGCTGCAATCTGCAATGCCCTACATGGGAACGACTCGGAGTTGTACAACGCGATTGAGAAGTCAGCCACAAAGCTACTCGTGATTCATTCCGATCGAGTGAAAAAACTACAGGCGAAGGAGCAGGCAAGTGAGTGAGCCTTCGAAACAGTGGCAGGTAATCGCCTACGCAGGCAAGAACCGTGACGTGATGCTTGGTAGGAGCTACGTACGAGCCGCGACTGAATCGCAAGCTGTTGAGTTGGGCAAGACCGCGTTGAGGTTGATCGGTGTTCGTGGTCGGTTTCGCGTCCAGGCTGTGCCGTATGCCCCCTGGAATGATTGGGCGTTTGCTGGTTTTATTGCGAGGGTGGACTGATGGACCGCGTAACGATTTGGCTAGAACGGCTAGGATTTCTGCTTCGAGTGCTCGGCATCGTCGGTTGCATGGTGGGAATCCTGTTGCTGACCTTTGAGCGACAGAAGCCGATACCGAACGAACCAGATCACCAGTGGATCGAATCTGTCGATGCTGACGTGTACGAGGGTGAGCGTTCCTCTGAGTGGCAAGCTGTGCGGAATGACTTCGTGAAGCGGCATCCGTTCTGCGCTGCATGTGGTTCGATCAAGGCGTTGAACGTGCACCATATTGAGCCGTTCCACCTTCGGCCTGAATTGGAGTTGGACGAATGGAACTTGATAACGCTATGCCGTCGGCATCATTTCGAGATCGGGCATGATCCTGATGGGCCATGGAAGCCAGGGAATCCAAACTGGTCAAAGTCGAATCCGCTGGTGAGAAGTCACTGCGAACAATACCGCGAAGGACGGCGGTACTAACTGGAAACGTTTCCACCTGCAAAGGAGCATGGACCAATGAAAAGCAAGGGAAAGCACCCAACGAAAGATCAGATTCGAACTATCCTCGATACGAAGGAGGATACCAGGACGATAGCGCTGCGAACTGGACTATCTCAAAAGGTAGTCAATCAGATAAGGCATCGAGGTGAGGCGGCGGTGCACTATCGGACCATTCAAGGAAGGTGCCCGGATTGTGGCGCTGCGATCACTACGAAAACTTGCCTGCTGTGTGAAGCTCGTGCTTCGCTGAAAACCAGTGGGCTGCGATGGACTGAGGACGGTTGCGTAAAAAAGTAACGTTACGTTTTTTCGAAAGGTTTTTCGATGTTCGCTTTTTTGTCGGTTGGCTGGTATGTTGGCATCTGTGCAATCGTGGCGTTTGTCGCGATTACGGCGATGATTTGGAAAGGCATTGTTAGGGTGATTCCGGATGAAGTCGATCAAGAAGAAATGCGGCGTTGCAAGGAAGATTGCCAAAGGATCAGGGAAGCCTGCTGCAAAGCCGAGCAAGCCGAAAGACCGCGAAGCCCGTCCCCGGAGTACTTGCAAGCGATTAGCAAGCAGAGCGCCAACTAAGAGCTATTTGGTGACGCTCAATGACTACCTGAGCCTCACCCCTGTAAAGATGTTCGCGCGTGAGGCTGACGCGGTAAAGCTAGCGGAGAAGCTGTCACTTGGTACGGTTGAGCGACTGAGTGAAGAACTATCGAAGCGGCTACAGTTGGCTCAGGCTTGCCGCGTGGCTGAGGTGTCGATAGTTGAGTTCGTAGATGGTGTACCGATGACACGCAGGCAGATAGGCCGCGTGCTTCCCCGGTAGGGTGTTACGTGAATTGCATCACGTCTTGTAGGTCAAGGGTCACGAACGGCATTTGTGTCCAGTCCATCATTGATAGTGCGAAGTGAATGAGGCTTGCCGGTTCGTCTGATGCGTCAACGTCTGCGAGGCGTACGAACTTTCCCTTGCATCGGATCCCGTAGAGGTACTTCGCAGCCTGTGGAGTCATCAGGATTCCCTCGACGCCTGGGGAGTTCTTCGAGGCTACAAATTCCCTGACCCATTCGCGGCGGGTGTAGTTGGCGCGGTCGATGATTTCCCGCCGCATCGGGTAGACTTGCAGGATTGTTTTGACGGTTGGCCGGGCCTGGAAGAAGTAGGAAGCCTCAGCGATTGTGATATAGCCTTCGGGTACCTTGCGTTCCCGGATAACAGGCTTGCTGAGGGTGCTGATTCGTCGTCTAAGCGACGCGCTATACCGGTGGGATAGTCTTCCCGAAAGGTGGCTCGTGACGGTATCACGCGTCAGGCTGAGCCGTAGGGCTATTTCGTTTTTCCGCATTCCGGTGTGGGACAGCCAGAAAATCTGGTAAATTGTCGAAGGGTCAACGCGTGGCAAGGTGTGCAAGTCCTACGTAGGATGAGAAGCGAAGGGGAAACGTTATGAACATTGTAGAGACTTTGCGAACAATTGCAGAAGATGACCGACTCCAGGAATCATGGGGCGAGCCGGTCGATATCACAGAATTTATGACTGACTCGGCGGGGTTCTTCAATACGAACGGCCTCGGAGCATTCACGCAGATTTACGACCGGGCCGACGGACGCTTCCGCCCAGTGTATCAAAACGAGTCTGATTTGAAGTTGATTCGCGCGATGAGTTGGTTGCTGGTTGAGAAGGTGCCAATGGCTCAGGCATGGGTGAACCGCCTGCTTGACTACACGATAGGCACTGGGTTCGATTGGACGATCAAGACCGACAATGACCGACTGACGAAAGCGATCCAGAACTACGTACGCGAAGCCCTTGACCTCTCGAAGTGGTCCTCGGAACTGGAGCGTGAAACGTACGTTCGGGAAATCGCTGACGGTGAGTTCCTCGGTGAGTTGGTCTATGATGACGGGCAGTGCTTGATGGTAGCCCGCGAGCCGGATGAATTGACCGAACCATCGGACAAGCGAGCGCTAGAGGATTGGCTAGGAATTGATTCGTACGTCCCTTCCTGGAGCTTCGGAGTACTGACGAAAAAGAACCTACCGGAGCGGCATATCGGCTACCACATGGTGCGATCACTGGACGGTACGGACTGGGATTACGTGCCCGAACGAAACGTAATATTCTGGAAGCGCAACGTTCGCGGACGAGCCAAGCGCGGTTTCAGTGACTTTTACAAGCCGCACTTGTATCTGCTCCGGGCCGATAGGGTGCTCACCAATACGGCGGAAGGGGCAGCAACTCAGGCGGCTATCGCGTACATCGTTGAGCACAAAGAGGGAACGCAGCGTCAGGCGAACAACATCGTCACGCGATTTGCTCCACTGACGGGCAAGATTGATCCCCTGACGGGATTGGCACAGCGTCGGCGGAGAATGCTTCCAGGCACGCGTTTAGACGTACCAGTGGGCCAACAGTACAAGGCAGGTTTACTTGGCTCGAACAACTCAGACATTTACGTTCAGGTGATGGAAGCGGCCTTGAGACTTGCCGGAACGGTACACGGATTCCCGGAAGGAATGCTTACCGGAAGCTATGAGAACGCAAACCTTGCATCGGCTTTGGTGGCTGAAGGTCCGTTCATGCAAGGCCGACAAGCTGAGCAAGTTCAACGGGCTGAGCGAATGCGGGAAATGCTTCTCAAGATCATTCGCGTAGGGGCTGAGAAGGGGCGATTCCGGCATCATGGCATCGACAGTTTCGATATGCTCAAGGATCAGATGACGGTCGAAGTGATACTGGCGAGAATCCTACCGCGTAACGTACTTGAGATGACTCAAGCGCTGCAGCTACAAAAGGCGAACGGCTGGGTGTCAGATAAGACCGCAATCAACGAACTCGGTCGGGATATCGACGTTGAGACTGCGAACGGGCTAGTGGTGAAAGCGGCTGAACAGCGGCCTGGGACGCCTGATCAAAGTGGAAACGTTTCTAGCGCCGACGATGCTGAAAGTGGAAACGTTTCCAGGCAGATCGAGGAGGAATCATCGAAATGGCAGGGAATTTCGCGTTTGCAGTGGCAGAGGAATCGAAAGGCAGTCACCGATGTTTTGACTGATTACCTCAGCGGGAAAGTGACCCGGCAAGTAGCGTCGGTGCTGCTCAAGTCAATCGGGTTGGCATCGCAGGATATCGACGGTTTGCTAGATGACGAAGCTCCAATTCAGGCTGAACCAAGCCCACTGACTGAGGCAGAACGCAAGACCCTCGGAAGGCCATTCCGCACGCCTGGAGGACCGAAGAAGTTCGCAGTTTACGTGAAGAACGACAAAGGCAATACGGTGAAGGTAAACTTCGGGGATCCGAACATGCGGATTCAGCGTGACAAGCCGGGCCGCCGCAAAGGATTCAGGGCACGCCACAACTGCGACGATCCCGGCCCAAGGTGGAAGGCCCGATACTGGTCATGCCGTTTCTGGTCGCGTCCGAGCGTATCCAAACTGCTGAAGGAATCGGTCGGTGATTTGTTTCCTTGGGATGGTAAGACGTTTGTTCGTGAGGCTTGGTTGCTCAAGGTAAATCCTGACCTTGCGAACGTGACCCGCATCAAGGAGTCTGAATCACTCACAGGCCGTCAACGTGCGATGCTCGAACGCTGGAAGGATTACCCCTAATGCCTGAACTCAAAGAGCGTCAAGGGTACGAAGAACGCATTACGGAAGCCATGAAGGAAGTATTCCGCGAGGCGGTGAAGGTTGCTGCTGAGGGCATCGATTCGATGAACCGAGCAATAAAAAGAGCATTGCGAAAATACGTCGGTCCGATCATTGAGGAGGTTCACCGCAGGGTGATTATCCTGATGCTGATTCTATTCGGGGATGATGACAAAGGCGCGAAGGTGCTCGGCGATGCTCCGAAGCAGGAAGGCCCGATATGGGACACGTTGCAGCGTCAAGCTCGCAGGCGATCACGTAGGCAGGTTGACCGCTTAGGCGATCAGATGACGGACACGAACTCGGCATGGTGGGCAGAGCGCGAAAAGGATCAAGACCCGGAAACGTTCGCGGTCGATCGATTGTTCCCTGACTCCAGGGCAGAAAACGTTTCCATCACGGAGACTACCTCAGCGGTAACGATTGCCGAACGTACGGTGATCGATGAAATGAAGGAGCTAGGCGTCGGCGTCAAAGTGAAGTGGTACACCAAACTAGATGAGCGGGTTTGCCCAGTATGCGGTCCGCTGCATGGTACTGGCCCGTCTGCGTGGTTTCAGGACTTCAAGCAGGGACCGCCTGCGCACCCTCGTTGCCGGTGCTTTTTGCTCTATTCGCTGTAGTGGGCAAACGGCGTTTAAGATTTCGGCATGAAATATCTTCGAGAGTCCCAAAAAGGTTTTGAGCGAGTTGACCGTGAGTCCGGTGTGATTCACGCGGTTAAGGTGCTCGGTCCTAAGTCTCGCAATGGTCGCATCTACGACGATGAAGCCATCCGCAAGGCTGTACCGATGTACGAAGGCGCGGTAGTCAACCTCAACCACCAACGATTCAAGCCGGGTGAACCGGTGCAAGATCGACCGATTCAGGATCGGTGGGGAGTCTTGAAGAACGTCCGATACTTCGAAGGCTCGGTGTATGCTGACCTTCACTACATCAAGTCGCATCCGATGACGGAACAACTCATCGAAGCGGCTGAAAGGTTTCCAGATACATTCGGCCTATCACACGATGCAGCGGGTGATGAGCGTGTTGTGAACGGTGAGCGTCGAGTAGTCGAAGTGTACGACGTACGGTCGGTTGATGTTGTTGCTGACCCGGCCACGAATGACGGTTTGTTTGAAAGTCACCAAAGGGGCAAGGCAATGAAAAAGAAGTTCCGATCGATCGTTGAAAGCATCAAGGCTACCGACCTGCAAGAGTGCATGAAGGAAGCGATGAGCGAGTACCCTGAAATGGGTGACTCGGAAATTGAACTATCCGATGACGCATCTGAAGAAGATGGTATCGGCTCGGCGTTCAAGGTCGCAATGATGAAAGTCCTCGATGACGAATCGATGGATACCGCTGGAAAGCTTGCCAAGCTCAAAGCGATCATGCAAGCGAAAGATAAGGCGATGGAAGCCATGAAATCGGCTACTGAGTCGATGAAGGCTGAGAACGATTCGATGAAGGCTGAGAACGCCAAGATGGAAGAATCGGTCAAGCGTCTCAGTGAGGACTTGACCAAGGCGAAGGGCGATTTGGATCGTGAACGTTGCCGGGCCTTGCTGGTCGAATCGCAAGCAGAGATTACCGAAGTTCGCCTCAAGGCATTGTTGGCCTTGACCGAATCGGAGCGTCCAGAGTTGGCAAAAACCTTCTCGGACAAGCGCGGTCAGCGTCCAGAGCGTAGCGGTTCGGTGCTCAAAGAATCTGAGCAACTGACCGAGTACCCGAAGGATCACAAAGAGTTCAAAAGGCTGTTGGGCTAGTCGCTCGGCGGTGGGTTTGTTTTACGGTTACTCAACCTAAGAAGAGGATACGATGAAGGGATTAGTACTACCTGAGGCGGCAACGCTCTATTCACGAACATTCGGATTTGTCGAACACTTCGACGGCCTGAATTCGGCTCGATGGACTTCGACCCTAACCGATAGCGGAACTGCGGCTGTCGGTGATGAAGTCGGCGGTGTGGTCACGTTGTCGCCGTCTGATGGTACCGTTGCTGACAACGATGAGGCGTACATTTCGACGAAGGAAATCTTCAAGATTGCCGCAGGCAAGGCGTTGAATGTTGGCGGCTTGGTTCAGTTCTCGCAAGCTGCTACCAATGCGGCTAACGTTTACTTCGGCTTGATGGATGCGGTCGGTGCAAATGCGTTGCAGGATAACGGGGCAGGGCCGAAGGCAAGCTTCTCCGGTGCCGGGTTCTTCGCGAAGGATGGAAGCACGTTGTGGAGCGTGATCTACTCCGACGGAGCGACCCAGACGATTGCAGAATTGAGCGCTACGAACAGCCTCAACAAGCAAGCAAACGTTGCCGCGAGTGCTGCGTTTCAGTTGCTTGAAATCGACATTGTGCCCAAGACCTCGGCACTGTGTGACGTAGTGTTCAAGATCAACGGTTCGACCGTGTACAAGATGCTTGACCGCACCTACGCCAACGCAACGGAAACATCCGCGATGGTTGGGGTGAAGAACGGTACCGCAGCACAGCAAGCGATTAAGTGCGATGCTGTTGCGGCTCATCAGTCCGAGTAAGTTTTCGTGTGATCATCGCTTGGTGCGGTGATGACGGTTTGTTGTTTGTCACGTTAAGGAAATAGGTTTTACGATGCGAGTAGACGCAAAAACCCGTCGTCACCAAGAACTGCGGCGGTTGTACGAAGCAGCGGTACGCGGGAACGCTTACGCACAATTTTGTGCGGACTTCCAGACCCAGCTTCAAGAGGACGCGGCACAGCTTGGGGACCGTTATTCGGTCCGCCAGTTGTTCGAGCAATTCGTACCGGATGGACGCGAAGCAGTGAACATGCTTCGGCCTTCGTCCGGTGGTGGCTACCAGATTCAGGAATCGGCTGAGTTGGTTGATACTTCGCAGTTCGCCAACATCATCGGGCAAGTGGTCTACACGGCAACGCTCAACGGCTTTAACATGCCGGGCCTTGTCGGTGATCAGTTGGTGGAAACGATTCAGACCCAGTTCAGCGGTGAGCGGATTCCTGGGGTTGGTCGCGTCGGTGATGACCTCGACGTTGTAAACGAAGGTCAGCCATACCCCAACGCGGTCATGGGTGAGGAGTACGTTGACACCCCTGAGACGATCAAGCGCGGATTGATCCTCAACATTACTCGGGAAGCGATCTACTTCGACCGCACCGGAGTACTGTTGAGCGAGGCCAACAAGGTTGGGGAACGCGTCGCAGTGAACCGTGAAAAGCGTATTCTCGACGTTGTAACCGGTATTTCGACGATCTTCCGCCGAAACGGTGCTGCGGCTGTGGCCACTTACGATTCGGTCAACCAGTTGAGCAATACCCTTGCTGACTGGACCTCGATTGATTCGGTACAGCAAAAGTTCAACGTGATGACTGATCCAGTCACCGGCGAACCGATTGCGATCGACGTTACTCAGATCCTTGTACCCAAGGCGCTGGAAACGTTGGCGAACCGAATCATCAGCGCTACGATGACACGTCAGGGCACGAACACCGGCAACAACCAGACCTACGTGAACGGTTCAAGCGTGTCCGGAAACAAGCAAGTCATCACCGGGCAGTATGTTCGCCAACGTACTTCGAGCGATTCGACTTGGTTTGCTGGTGACTTCAAAAAGGCGTTCGTTTACATGCAGAACTGGCCTTTGACCGTCACCCAGTCTGATGAGAACAGCGAAGTCGGATTCACTCGTGATATCGTCCTACGCTTGAAGGCGTCCGAGCGTGGTGCGGCTGGTGTTCGCGAGCGGCTTTACGCGGCTAAGTGCACATAGTCTGAACCACTTGTCGGAGTGGAAGGGAAGCAAGAAACCACTGGGGGTGACTCCGGTGGTTTTTTGTTGCTATATTTGGCCTTCGCGATAGGCTATAAATTCGCAACGTTACTTTTTTACGTTTCCCTTTTTCGGAGTTGGATATGGCGAAGGATCAGCAAGCAAGCATTGACGAACGGTTGGCACGACTAGAGCAGGCTGAGGCTCAGTTGAAGGAGCGTGAGGCTAAGCTGTCGGAGCGTGAAGCGTCCCTCGAAGCACAGAAGGATTCCGGGGCTACGCGACCGGTTCGACCGTCTGAGGCGGTTTGTGTCGGTGATGGTTCTGAGTTTACCGTCAGCCCGAAGAAGGATGGATCATCGTTGCCCACGAAGAAGGTTCGAGCGTGTGATGAGTCCGAGGCGTTGCGGTGGTACGTTGCCACGACTGCGAGTCCTGAGAACCCTGCAAAGCAGGTCGATCCGGTGAAGCATGAACTGGTGGCAAAGTGCACCGATCCGAAGCGACTAGACAGGCAGCGAAACGCTTTGCTGCTCGCGTCACTGCGTGCTAAGGCAGAACGTGGAGGCGACTTGACCAACGAGGAGCAAGAGATGCTCCATCAGGCCGATTTAGCACGCCTCGGTTTGTAGTGGGCAAGTACCCGATAGAGTATGGGGCATCATGAGCGTATTGAGTGACTTGAGGACAAGACGAGCAACAGTTGCGGCACAATTGGCCGCGATGACGCTGACTTCGGTTGGGGGAAAGCCTAACGCGATGACGGCCGACGGTGGAACGTCTGTTGATCACGTAGGGTTCCGAAAGTCACTTTTGGAAGAACTCAAGATGCTCGATGAGGCGATCATACGTGAAGCTGAAGTCGAAGCAGCGTTGAATGACGAAGATGGTAGCTGGGAGATTGAATCACAGGTGTACACATGAACCGCGTGCAAGTAACGGTACCGATCGGCGTAGATACCAGTAATTCAATCCCGATCCCTGAGGGTGAGGTGCTTTGTGCGATAAGCTGCGGCGCTGGATTCACCGGTGCTAGCGCAGGGTACGAAGTGTCCTACGATGCCGGCCTGACGTGGCTAACCGTGTTCGGAGTTGATTCGACAACGGCCCATGCAACTAACATGAGTTCAACGGCTCGATTCGTTCCTGTGAACAGTGCAATCTTCCTTGCATCGCATCGAGGATATACGGCATTGATTCGCGTTAAGACCGCAAGCGCTCAATCCCAAGCGATGCCGCTATTCCTTCATTTCCGCGAAGTACGATAATGGAAAAACACAACGTTCCTTTTTTTGCTGTCGGTGGCCTGATTGCCTTGCTACTTTGCGTAGCTTTGGGCTATGGACTCGGTACGCAAGGTGGAAACGTTTCCAGGTGGATGAGTGGCGCAACCAATGAAAACGCAGGGAAAGCGTCCAGCCCTGACGATATGGAACGCTTGATTGATGCGATGCGTCAAGCCTACGAAGAGATGCTCGCGGAGCGAAAGAAGAACGGCAACAATCCCGGTTCCGCTGCGTCTGATGTGGTGCCTGAAATCATCATGTTCACGCGGTCGGATTGTGTGCAATGTAAGCGATGGCTCGGGCAAGAAGCTGAAAGGTTTCGTCGCTTGGGATGGAGAATCGCGTTGAGTGAGGATACCGAGTATCGGTACAGTCGAGTGCCTCACTTCCTTGTCACCGACTGCGCCCGGAGCGTTGAGGTATCGGGTTATATGTCCGTGGAGCGTCTTGCAGAGGTTCTGCGGTGAAACGGGGGCATCATGGATTGGATTGGCTGGGTTCTTTTATCTTGGCTTGCTGCTGACTTCATCGCCGGTTTTGTGCACTGGTGGGAAGATAGGTACACGGATGAGCATACGCCATTCATCGGCGCTTTGGTCGGTGGTCCGAACAAGTTGCATCACTCTCGACCGCTTGCGTTTCTCGAAGGTAGTTACTGGCAACGCAACTCAACGACGATCATTCCTTCGATGGCTGTCTGCTGCTTGTGCTTGTGGTATGGTTCGTCGGCTTGGTTGACGTTCGCGTTCCTGAGCCAAGCGAACGAGGTACACGGCTGGGGGCATCAGAAGGGCCGTTTGAATTGGTTCATCGAGGCGATGCAGGAAACTGGTTTGCTTCAATCCCCTCGGAGCCATGCTCAGCACCATAAAGCGCCCTTCGATTGTCGGTACTGTGTGATGTCTGACGTACTCAATCCGTGGTTGGATAGAGCAAGATTTTGGTACGCCCTGGAATGGCTCGTTGCAAGCTTTTTAGGTGTGAGGCCAAAGGTATGAGCGGATATCGTTCGGTGATCAGTTCGATCGAAGATTGGCAGGGAAAGACGGACGCGGAGATCGTCGCAGAAGCTACGGCGAAAACGATTCCGTACGCTGACCCTGAGTGGTGGTCATCGTTTGGCGTTGCATCGGTGATCGGTGCGGAAAACGTTACTCCACTACTAGAGCGAATCAGGCTGACTAACTTTGCATGGGTTGCTGATGCGATCACCGGCAGTAAAGCACCTTTTGGTGACTTGGCGGTGAACAGCATGATGCTCGCATCAGGTGATCCAGACATGATCAAGCTTGCCAAAGCGACGAGGTACAATAAGAGTTTGTGCCAGAATTTTGGAGTGCAAGAAGATTCAGCAGCGATCATTGCTACGGCTGAAATCATGCGCGTTGAAATCTTGCGTGATGCTGGAAAAGCTGTAAGCCGGAAGCGGTTTAACGATAACATGAATGACTGGGACAATTGGCCTGGACCTCCTACACCGGAACCTCAACTGTGAGTATCAGCCTAGTTTCGAACGCTCAAGCGTTGAGTGATACCCTGACGATGCCTACTCATTCGACGGGAAATCTGCTCGTTGGCATTGCAACGAATGATAACGCGGCAACCGTCCCGACGAAACCTGCTGGATGGACTTCGCTTTGGTCAGCGGGTGCAACCACTTCGGCGATTGCGGTCTACTACAAGTACGCTCAAAGTAACGCTGAAACTTTTGGCACTTGGACTAACGCGGATCACGTTAGCGTCACTGTGTGGAGCGGGTCGGCGAATACAATCGTTTGGCCTTGGTTTCTCTCCACGAGTACGGGTACTTCGACGAACATGAACTGGACGGCACAAACGGCTGGTACCTTCAGAACTGACAGCGAAGACAATGTTTTGCTTGCCTACGGTCACAACCGCTCATCGACAAACAACCTTGGGCAGACGCTTGGAGCGTTGACGAACTTATTTGAACAGGGCGACGGAACGAACTATCAAGTATGTGCAAAGTATCAACTAGCTCGAGCGACAGTTTGGGCTAACACTACATTGACGATGGCAACTTCGGTTTTGTTTCGTACGGTGATGCTTTGCCTAACAGAGCAAACGGGATACGGCTTCAGCGGTGGCGGTGCGATGTTTTTTCGGCCTGGCATGAATGGGGGAATGGATTAGTGAAACGCAAAATCAAAGCAGGCACAACATCGTTTTCCCTGTCTGTAATCGTGTATGACAATACCTCGACCAATGGAACTGGCTTGAGCGGCATTACGCACACTAGCAGCGGACTGATTTTTGAGTATCGCCGAGCGGGTCAATCGACGTGGACTTCGGTTACTCCGGTATCAAAGACGCTTGGCACTTACACTAGCGGCGGCATTGTGGCCAATGGTGCTAGGGCAGGTCGATATGAGATCGATATTCCGGATGCTGCGGTTGCGGCTGGTGTGCGATTCGTCGAAGTATGCTTGCGAGGTGCAGCGAATATGCACCCGGTCGATATTGAGATCGAGCTTGACGCTGTCGATTACCAAGTCGATGCGTTCGGTGCATTGAAGCCAACGGCATCAGGTCGCACGCTAGATGTGACAGCAAACGGCAACGCGGGGATCGACCTAGCAAACGTTGACAATCCAACGGCAACGCTAGCCCTTACTAACACGACGATCAGCGTCGGGCAGCAAGTAGCAAGCGTATCGGGCAACGTGGTGGGTTCGGTCGGGTCAGTGATCGGAAACATGGGAGGAAACGTAAACGGTTCGGTTGGCTCAGTTGCTGGCAGCGTTGCCGGCAACGTAACCGGCTCAGTGGGTTCCGTGGTTGGTAATGTCGGCGGAAACGTAGTAGGTAATGTTGGATCAATTTCAGGCGTAACGTTTCCAGCGAACTTCGGGAATCTTGGAGTACAACCAACTGGCGAGATCACAAGAGTCGGTACGGTCGATGAGCTTGGTAGTCAGGCACTCACTGCGAATGCTTTAGATGAGGCAATCGCAATACTTGTGTGGTCACAACTGACGACTACTACATGGCCCACAAACAGCTTTGGTAAGCATGTATTGATAAGCGACGATAACAACCGCTCTGTTAAGGTGGTCGGGGCTGGTGCTGGTCATATCGCGGCGGATATCCACGAACTACAACCTGGTGTTATCGTCGCGGGTGACTTTGACGCAACGGCATTGGCAGCTATTGCTGATGCAACGCTCGGTAGAGCAACGTCTACATCAACCTACGACGCGGGCGACGTGGGGTATGTTCTTCGGCAACTGTTTTCGATGATTGAGAGCGACGGTGCGAGCGGATGGGAATTAACCGCTGCTTCACTAGTCAACGCCCCTTCCGGTGGAGGTGGTGCGAGTGACTGGACTGCAAACGAAAAGACCGCGATCCGATCGATCCTCGGATTCGATGCTTCCGGTAACATTATCAGCCTTTCGTCAGGTGCATTGTTTGCGATCAGTACTCAGACTCAGAACCTGTTCAAGTACGGTGACACCCAGGTTTGGACTTCACCGGCGAACCAGATCAACGTGACGGTGACGAAGGTATAATCATGGCAGTAGTGACAACGTTTTGTGCGTTCTTCGGTTGCTCGGGTGGTTCCTCTACTCCGGGAAGTGGGACCGTCCCGAACTTGCTGTCTGTCGATTACCAGGACGATTGGCAGTACCTTGAGGGCATCGAGAATCTGAACTTCGCGTTCGGGCCTCAGCGCGTCACAACGCAAACGGCATCGGCGAACGTATGCAAGGCCAAGCGATCGGCATTGACGGACCGCGAGATTGCGATTGCTGCATCGACGTTTGGTTATGAGCCTACGGATATCACGTTCGTTGTGTGGGCGGAAACGCTAGTAGATACCCTGAACGTAATCATCGAACCTGCGATTGGTGATAAGTTCGACGCGTTCGACTTCGACTGGATCATCAAGTCATACCGACGCACTGAGGACTTGTCTCAGTGGCGTTGCGTGTGTCGAAAGAGTACCAAGGTACAGTAATGGATTTCCTTGCATCAGAGGCGTCTCAGGGGTTCCGCGAATTTGCTGATGAGCTTTTCGGCATGGACTTTGCGCCTGTGTTTAATTCGTTGATCGAACCGGTTAACGAATCTTTCGGAAGCAACTTTGATCGAAGGACTGGCCCTGATGGTACACCCTGGAGAGAGCACGCAGCGTACACGATTCGGCGGATGGGCCCGCATCCTCTGTTGATGTGGACGGGGGCGATGATTTTATCCCTTGAAAGTCGCAGCGGAGCGAACAGGATAGAACAGCTCACTTCGTCATCGTTGACGATAGGAACCGATTTGTTTTATGCGCCTTGGCAACAGTACGGAACGAGTAGAATACCGGCAAGGCCGTTCGTGTGGATGATCGGATCGGATGTTGAGGTAATCACGGAACTGTTCGCGGATGGAGTCCTCGAACGATTGAGCGGGTAAAATGCAAGATGATGATTCGGATGGAACTACCGAGCCAACGAGAGAACCAAGCCCAACGGATTACCTTCCGGGCTCGAAAGAAAAGATCGAAGTGCTGAGGATGCGCGTTGCGTTGGACCAGCAACTTTGGCACAAGGAAGATAGGCCCCTGACAAGGATCGAAGAATGCTCGGATCAAGAATAAAAATACTCGGTGATGCGATTGTCGCAACGCTCAATGCCGATGCTGACCTGACGGGCCGAGCCTTTGCGATTCGCAAAAAACCGTACAACCGGGGGCGATCATGGCAGGCAGGTGGTCACGTTGTACCATTGCAGACTCAGCGAAGCGTTCACGAAAACGCGATCGATGAAAGGGTGTATCGATTCCTGGTGGTGGTATCTGATCCGACTGACGGAGACTTGGTAACGGGGATGGAATCGCACCTCGGAGCGATTGAGAGGATTGAAAACATCTTCGAGAATAAGTCACACGGCTACATGCCTGCGAGCTTGCGGACTACTGGTCAGGCAGCGTTGACGACTGCAAGCAGTGCGGGCAAGTTCAGCGTGACGACGATTCAGGGCACGGATGTGGAGTTTGCTACCCCGTTTATTGAGGGAGCGTTTGAGGGCGGATACGATGCTTCATCGGTGGTAATTTCGGTACGTTGTACAGTGGCTAGATATGACTCAAGGAGCCTCTAATGGCGAAGCAAAAAGTGGAAACGTTTCCAGTAAATTCGGAAAAAAGCAACATTGCGAATTTTGGCGAAGGTGGAAACGTTTCCAGCGCTGAGAGCGAAAAACGTGCAGAAACGAAGGGAATCGTAGATGGCTGGTGGATAGCTGATGCAAGGCTAGCCAAGGCGGAAACGGAAGAAGAAGCACGAGCATTGTTTGAGGCTTGTTTTCGGTTTGCACCTCGTGAAGTCATCCCCGCGAATGCTCCAGCGGTGAAGGGTGAAAGCTACCTATACCGCGATGAAGTGGGGCCGATGTACGGCGTTCCGTCGGCTAGCTAGTGGGCAAGAGGTGTTTACAATCGCAATGAGGAGAACTGAGATATGAGCCAAGCAACTGCGGCGCGTTTGATTGTCGGCGATACAACCACCATAGGCAGCGGTACAGCGATTGCGTTCAACGAATGCTCACTTGCTGGTCAGCGTACTGTTGGCGTGCACATGGGGCATCGTGGTTCGCGTCAGCGGGCATCTTGCCGAGCACGCACTACGACCGATAAGAGCGGTGGAAACATTTCCGGGAATCTCTCGGTGGCTGAAATCGATTGGTTCTTGCCTCGGGCGATCGGCGATACAGGAAGTGCACCCTGGATACCTGGGGAAACTATCGCTGAGTGGTACGCATGGGTGGATAAGGTTGCAGCGATCTACCAGTACAACAAGCTGCGAATTCGTTCGTTCGAAGTGTCTGGACAGGAAACGCAGTATTTGAATTGGAATTTTGTGACGGTCGGAGAGCTTGAAACCACCTACGGTTCAACATGGCCGACGAGTCCTGTTCCTGATTGCGGTACGGCATTCCTGTTTTCCGATTGTGTTTTGACTTACAACTCGGTGGCCTACCCGATGCAATCGTTCCGGCTATCGGTGGATAACGCGATCGATGAGAACCAGTACGAAAACAGCCTGACGCCTACGCGGTTTGAGTCACAGGACTTAATCGTTCAATTGCAGGCTACTTGTGCCCTGCGATCCGATACGATTGCCCTCTATGACGCGGCATTGGCTGGGGCGGAAGCATCGCTTGCAGTGTCGGATGGAACTACGACTTACACGTTCCACTTCGGTAACTTGAAGTACATGAGTGGGGCACCAACGATTCCAGCGCGGGGACGTATCAACATGCCGCTAAGCTTTGAAGCGTTCCGCAAAACAAACGTGACCACGAACGAAGCGGATAATCAATTCCGAATTACGAAGGCGGTAGTCTAAAAACGGAACGTTGCGTTTTTTTGCAACTCGATACAATGAGGGAGCCAATTTGGTTCCCTTTTTTTATTGAGGTGGTGTATGAGTTGGAAAGATCCGTTCGTTCGTGCTGGTGTTGATGTGCCAGGATTCTGCAAGGCGAAGGAGGGTGTATACCCTGATATTTTCTTTCGATACCGCAAGCCCGATCCGAAGGCGGTTGAGAAGCAGCACGCGGAAATGCGAAAGGAAACGGACCCGGAAAAGTTCATCGACTTGATGCAACGGTTCATCGAGCGTTACTTGACCTCGTGGGCGTTCTCGGAACCACTCAGCGCGGAAACGATTCGGATGCTGAATCACCCAGTACTTTCGAAGCTATACTTCGTCATCATGCAAGCGAACCCGACGGATGAAATCCCGGCTGAGTACCTAGAAGCGGGTGAGACTGGATCGGCTGAGGGTGAACTAAAAAAATCCTAGGCGCCTACCTGCTAAGGCAAACGAATCCAGGCTTAGCGGGTAGGTCATGCGATCTATGCAGGCGGTACTACTTCGACGAAGAAACTGGTCAACCGAAGCAGACTCGCGACGGGAAGGGCTACGAACCCCGAACGGGTAAGGTGCCCTGTGAATCTTCGGTTGGGTGTGCAAAGGGGCACTACAATCAAAAACCGGACTTGAACGAGGCTCAGGAAGCCGTAATCGAGCTATACGCGGCCTCAGTTGCTTGCGGTGGCTCAATGCTCAACGAGGCAGAGCGTAGCGACTGGTGGCTGATGCAAGCCTTTGGAAAGCTGCGAGAAGTCGATGAGCGTATTCGGTATCAACAATTGGAAATGATCGGGCTAGGTGCGGCATGGCAGAAAATGCAGAACGGGGAGTAGTTTTCGTCCTGCGGACGCAGATTGACCCGTCGGCTCGTGCGATGCTAGATCAGTTCGCGGCTGAGGTTCAAGCCAAGCAAGCTGCAGTAGATTCTTCGATCACTGCTTCGGCAGCGGCTGCTGCGGCGGCTGTGGCTCAGAATGCATCGGCGGCATCTACGCAAGTTCAGACGTATTCGGGCGTGAGTCAGGACGCGGTGCAACAGTTTCTTGCAACTACCCAGCAAGCCGAGCAAGCGTACTTCGAACAGTCGGCCCAACGTAGGGCACAACAGGCCCAAGCTCAGGAAGAAGCTCGTAATCTCGAAGCTATGAGCCTTGAAGAGTTGATGGCAGAACGTGAGGCTATTTCACGCGCCGGATATGAGCGAGAGAAGGAAGCCCATAACAAAGCCCTCGAAGAAGAGCGGCTTGCTATGGAAGCATACTTCGCGGCTATCGAGGAGCTAAGGCAACGAGCTTTAGCGGATGCTGAATCGATCACTGATGAGGAGATCATAGCGGTAGCGGAACTCGAGAAAGCCGCAATCGATTCTGTCGAATCACGCGAAAAAGCTGATGCAAAGTTTCGCACTGCGACAGCGAGGGAGCGTACGCGATCGGTCAATGAAGCAATCGACGGTATCGAGCGTGAGAATGATGCCCATGAGCGAAGCGCTGCGGAAATTCAGAGACGGAACGAACAGATTTCGACTTCGGCTGGGCGAATCGTTTCCGCAATCTCTGAAGGTAGCGAAGCGGTTATGCGGTTGGCTCGTGGCTTTGCCCATCTTGGGTTAGTTGGGGAAACTGACCTTCAAAAACTCCAAGATTCGTTGCTTTGGATTCAGGGATCAACTGAGATTTTCACAGGCTTGGTTCGGTCAATCAAGCAAGTTTCTGAGGGGTATGAAGCATACCGCAAGATGATCTTGTTGACGGCCGAAGCACAGGCGGCACTCAATGCGGCAACGGCGGCCGGGGCAGTGGTTCAAGGCGCGGCAGGTGCGGCGGCTGGATCAGTTGCGAGAACCGGAAGCGGGGTAGCTGGTGACATTGCCGGCGGTGTGGCTGGTGGTGCTAGTGCGTCATTGATGACGCGATTAGCGATGGGTGGAACTGCGGCTGGTGGGTCGATTGTTGGTGCTGGGTCTGCTATTGGTTTAGAAGCTGGCGCTAGTGCTCTAGGAGTATTCGCAGCGGCTATCGGAGCGGCTGTTGGTGCCGTTGCAGGCTTGACTTCGGCTGCATTGACGGCAAGGGAGGCGCTGAAGTTTGGAGCGGGCGAAGGAGCAACGAAGGGCGGAATTGTTGAGTCGATCGGAACGAGCCGATTCAATCCGTTTTTCCAGTTGATGATGCTCGATGAAGAGAACGGAAAAAAGAGCGATACCGGGCAAGCGTACGCAGACGCGGAAGCTGCAGAGAAAAAACTCAAGCTGGCCCAAGAACAACGGAAGCTGAACCTCGAACTACAGAAGCGAGACGAGGCAGAGATTACCCGCATGAAAGCGGAGCAAGCCTCGATAGCGAACCAACAAGCAGCGATTGAGAAGGAAATGGAATCCGCACGCATGGCCGCACTTACTCCAGAGGAGCGACGCGCGGAACTGGTCAAGCAAATAGTGGTGCTGCAAACCAATGCAGCATTGTCGGCCGAGGAGCGCGGACGGGAGATCATTGACCTATCGCGGCAACGATTGCAGGCTGAACAAGAGATTCACCGCACCCAACTACAGGCCGCACAGGACGCGGAACGCGAAGATCAACGCAAGCTCGCTGACGTTAACCAACGTATCGAAGCGGAACGAAACTCGATGCTCAGCGCTCAAGAGCGATTCGGGTTGATGACTGGTGAAGAACAGCAAGGAGTACTCGATATCACGCAGCGATTCCGCCAAGGTGCTGGAAACGTAGACGCGGAAGAACTCCGAAAGATTCGCGGGTTCTCCGGCGCGATGGATGAGCAGATTGCAGCGGAAGCACGAAGGAGAGCACAGGCGGCAGGGTTTGGTCAAGTGCAAGCTCAAGACGTTCAGCGATTGCAGGGGCTAGAGCGAGAACGAGCTACGATCGAAGCCAACATCAAAGCAGATGCTACGGTAATTGCGAAGCTCGAAGTGGACTCAAGGCAGGTTGCTGACCAGATTAACCAACAGATCAACGCACAGTTCAAAGTCATCATGCAATCAATGGCTGAGAAGATCGGCAAGACGGCTTTGGACGTTGAGAAGCTCGAAGCGGCTATGCTCCAGCGATTTGCGAAACTCTAAGGGATCAGTGAGGTAGCAATGAGACTCCGAGTAGGATCAGTAATCAGGCCAAATAATGAAGCGGTGGTCGTACCTAGTTATTCGCCGGTCTACAACTATACGCGACGAGTAGAGGCGATGAAAATACGTTGGGACGTTACGGGTCGAGTGGTGAACTACCCTATCGCAACGCAGGGACTGACTACCGCCGAGATACGAACCCTCGAACAAGCTTTCACTTCGAACGAGCCGTACTTGGCATTACTCGAGGATACGACCAACACGCCGACAGCGTTTGAACTGAACCCTGGAGCATTGTTACAGGGACCATTTTTGATCGACTATTCATTCCCGGCAAATGAGAAGGAAGTGTACGCAACAGGCGTTGCCTATCGTGCTGTGTTCGAGGCGGTTCAACGTGTTGGCAAAGGGTCCGACCTACTTGAGTTCGAGGAGGAGATCACCCGCGATCCAGGGGGATTGCATCACGTTTACGTTGGCGGTGCGGTGAATCTTCCAGAGCGTCAGATAGCGTTTCAGAACAAGGTGTGGAAGTATGTTCAATCCGGCTTTGCGGTCGGCTTGCTTGCCCACCCAGACGCCCCTGAACCTATCTGGCCTTTCGCACTGATGAGTGCCCCGAACGTGACGCTAAACGGCCCTCAGTACAAGTCAGAGCGAGCGGATACGCATTACCGCATCTCGTGGGAGTATCGGTTCGAGTATCATGCACCCCTATTCGGTTTACCTAACAGAAGCAACGTGAGGCGATAATGGCAACTAAGCGATGGGTTGGCAAAGCGGCATCGGTCGCACAAATTACGAAGGTTGTTTTTTCTTCGATCGTTGCCACGAATACATACTCGGTAGCGATCAATGGTAAGACGGTCAGCATTACAGCGGCTACGACTTCGCTCGGTGACCTGATCGATTCGCTGGTCAACGCGTGGAACTCATCAGCAGAACCAGAGCACCGGGAAATGGTTGCAGCCAGGCGAGAGGATCCGACGCTATCGGGCTTGCAACTTACCGCAGCGGTAGCAGGTGTGCCGATCACCGTAACGGCAACGGCTACGACCGGAACTGCTACAGTGAGTCAGCCTACCTCAGCTAGTGGTCCGAACTTTTGGAACGTCGCGGCAAACTGGGACGCAGCGACATTGCCGAGCGCGGCAGATGACTTGATCGTGGCGGATACCAGCGTTTCGATCCTGTATGGGCTGACCGATACGAACAACTACGCTAGCTTGACGGTTGACGCATCGTTCACCGGGGAGATCGGGTTAGCGGATACGAACAGCCTCGGGTACTCAGAGTACCGCACGAATCATTTAACCCTGGGAAGTGGCTCAGCGATCACGGTAACGCTTGGGTATGGTCCGGGTACATTCTCAGGGCGCATTCGGCTCGATGTGGTTGGATCGAACGTAACGTACTCCCTGATCAATTCCGGGCAGAACTCAGGGGTGCAATACCCCTACGAACTTCGCAATCCTGGTGCTGGTTCGACGGTGCGTTCGTATGCTGGTGGGCTGGTGATTACGGCGGCATCAAGTGGAAACGTTTCCACCCTCGATGTAATTCAGCGGGATAATTTTGCCGGTGGTCCATCGGTGAAAAGTGAATCGAATATCACGGTGACAACTGCTACGATCTACGGTGGAGTGCTGCTACTTGAGGGCAACGCCACAACGTTGATTGCTCGCAATGCTTCACGCGTCACGGTGGCGAAGGCATCGCAGATTGCTACGGTCAAAGTATCTTCGCAGTCGGGGGTTGACTGGGATTCCTCGGCAGGCATCACGACGAAGCTACACGTTGAGCAAGGCGGTTCGATCAACTTCGGGCGAGTTGGCACCACGAAAACGGTAGCAGCTTGTGACCTCTACGCAGGCGGAACGTTGCTTGATCCATTGGACAAGGTAACATTCACAGCGGGCGTTGTGTTGCAGGCTTGTCGGCTTGCGGATGTTGAGCTTGATCTAGGCGTTGGAGTGACGATCAATGGTTAATTACTACCCGATCGGCAAGTACCCTCAGGGCAAGCTGCGTTATGCCGGTGTATGGGCTGATGGAGCATTCGAGGTTACGCGATCGGGATCGACGCAGCCAGATATCATTCGTGCTGACTTCGTTCTAGGCGCAACGTTTCCGCAGTACGGGGATATTGAGGTTTGGTACGGTGACAACTTCATTCGGTTGCCGAACTGTAGGGTTGTTCGTGAGGACATAACGGGCGGAACTGGTGGAAGATTTCGAACGGTTCAGTTTGAAGATCGGCGGTGGTTGTGGAAGTATAAGTACGCCTGGGGCAATCCCGGCCATGCAAAGTACAGTAACAATATTTACCGCTTGAAGCTTAATACCAGTTATTACGAAGTCATTCGTGACTTGCTTGCATCGGCGGGTGATGGTCTAGCTGGTGCCATGCCGATGGATGCGTTCGTAACTCCACAGTACGACCAGAACGGAGACTTGATCAACGTTTATCCAGTGGAGTCGATGGAGTTTCATTTTGACGGTCGAGACTCGGCGCAGTGCATCGAGGAGTCGTTAGCTGCGTCTCAGATGCAATTGCACATCGGATGGGATGACAAGGTGCGTTTGTGGGGGCCTGGATACGGGCGAGAACGTCCGACCGATGCGAGGGTGATGGATTACACGGTTTCGAAAACACCGCCTGTAGTGCCTTCGCAGTTGCTTTTCGAGTTTCCGGTACATTTCTGCAATGACTTCGTGCTAGAGGCTGTAGGGTATCAGTGGTACGCAAATGGCCCAAGCTCAGAGCTTATACCGTTGCGACAGCTAAGCTACGGACCACTTGATGCAAACGGAGCGATTGACTGGACTCTTGCTGACCCTCCGATGTTTAACAGGATCCCTAACAAGCAGCATCGGGAATTAGCAAGGCGTACTATCTTCAAAACGTGGAGGGTTAAGTACCCACTGAAAGACCCGGTGAAACTTGCATTCCGTGATATTGGAGGAGTACCATTCGTTGCTGATGACTTCATCGATCCACTGGATGAGCAAGTCGAGTTTCACTCTACCTACGGTGCAAACATCTATGGATACTTCGCAAATTTGACGATTGGCAGGGTTAACAATTACAACGTTCAACCGATAACGCATCAGATGGACGGGACGGAGTTTCACGCGTTCACTGATCAACAGGCACGCGGCCTGAATCCATTGAATGTGAATTTTGCGTACGATGGAGAGGTTGATTTTGACCCAAGAAATGAAATCATCAAGACGCGTGATGCCTTGGTGTTTATCAATCGCAATCAAGCAGGCGCTGTACAGAAAAACACGTACTACCCTGGTAAGCTTGTGATGCGAGCGTTCAACTACCTTCGGAAGAAATCGAATCGCGAGTACTTGCGGTACGTGATGCCCGTTGCGATCAATAGCCCATACGCTGCGCCTGGGGTAAGTGAGAAGGTACGCGTGACGGATATGGATATCAGCGTTTGGAGAGATCAAGCGTTCAAGCCTGATTTTCAAAAGTACGCTGAGTACACGACTGCATACACGGCGCGTTATTTGTCAGGCAAGCGAATGATTGAATCAGCAACTATTCCGATGATGGGCTTCTGCTTCGATATCAACACGGATGGACGCATTTCGTCAGTTACATTCCGGCGTGATGAGGATGGACGGTGCACGACTTCAGTACAGTGGCAAAAGGAAAATCCATTGTTCTCACCCGCATACGTTTTGCAGACTGGTAAGGCGATTATGGCCGGTATGGCTCATCGAACGAAGTTGATAAGCAACGCGGCTGCGATCCGAGCAAGCAAGCAACGTAAGGTAAGCGGGGGGCCGTGATATGGTGTTTATTGACAAAATAAAATACGTTTCGTTTTTTAACGATACGGGCGTGGAAATACCTCCGTTTGCTCCAGTGAAGATCACTGGTGCTACGGTCCAACTCAATGAAATGATTTACTCAATCGATATCGGAAGTCAGATCGATGTTGATATTCAAGAACCTGGCGCGTGGTTGTTCAATTCAATCTTGCCTGTGGCCGATCAAGAGTACGGGACCGGAACGAGGGACATGCCGTGTCAGGCTCGCGTATATCAACCTTCTACTGACTTGCCGTCGGGAACGATTGTTGGACCGCTTGGAAATCTGAGGCTCGGTGAGTTAGGTTCGTGTTTTCGCATCCTATGTAAAGACCCTACGAACCCACACGTTGAAGCGAATCATGGAATCTACATCGTCGAACCGTATCACGGCAAAGCGGATGTTCGAATCGGTAAAACACTCGCACCGATTCCAGGGCGTGTTGGGTTGCAGCTATCGTTCCGTGAAGTTGAGGTATACAACGTAAATACGAACGATCAACTGGTTGACTGGAGCGATTCGGAGGGGATGGGTACTGTTCAGGCTGGTAATATGTCGATCGATCCGATCCAGACTGATACATGGGTCGAGCTTACTAGGATTGGCAACAAGTGGCTTGCTGAGGAGATTTGCCAGTGACATGCAAGGATAACTGCGCTCGGTGCTGTTGCTGTGGCTCAAAAGAACTTCGCGAGATGCCTGGATACTTTGAGGATATCATCGATCCAGACCGATCACCGAAGGCTCGTATAACTTGGGAGTTTCCGACCGGTTTTTTTGCTGGTTTGAAGTTTTATCTTGAGCGTGTCCCGTACCTAGTTCCGTTTCAGAATCCGCCCGATGTTGACGCTGCTCATACGGACCGGATTTGCTTGCTGGAATACCGATCCGAGCGCGGGTTTGATTACGGCTATGACTACGGCTATCACTACGAAGGCTACCCGTACGAGGGCTACAACTGCTTGAGTGGTCCAATGTCTGATGCTGCCGTTGTAAGCCCCTGGAAGATCATTCGTGATAGCGTTTGTTCAGGCACGTTCAGCGGCTTGCCGATTTGCAAGAAGATACGAGAGTTCGCGCGTATTCGTGCGGTGCCCTGTGAAATGGTGCTCAACGTCATGCGATGCCGCAAGGACAACGAGGCGTGCACCTATGATCCACCATACGGGCAGATCGATACGTGCGCTTACTTGATCACCGCCAGGATGAAGTTCGTGTTCGTGGTTGAGACTGCGACGTATACCGGTGCGCCGACATTCACGTTCCCTGATGGAGTCCCTTGTAGTTCGATTACGCTTCCGACCGTGGATGAAGTGTACACGTTCAATTCTGGTGCAAGTCCGTCACCGTGGGCCACAAGCTATTCGGCGGTCCAAGAATACCAAGTTGCTAGAAGCCTAGTCGAGTACACGCTAAAAACGACACCGGGCAGCGAGGATATTTTCTTTCGATTGTCAGCACCTAAAAATATGCCTGAGTGCTGTACGTATTGGGATGTGCCAGTCAGCAATAAGGTTGTAGATGGTGCCGCTGGTCCGGTGTGGATGGATTCGTACTTCAAGTGTACCGCTGACCCTGATGTTGATGATATCGAAGTCGAGTTGCTATGCCCTGATGATAATGACCCGTTCGATTGCATTGGACTTGGAAGCCCATACACTACGGCAACGTGCGTTTCTACGAAGGCTACGTTTCCGATCGATCTTGGTGAAGTCTGGGAGTACTATCCAACTTGATTATTAAAGTGAATGGACGCAAGGTAGAGACTCAAGGTCGTGGACTTATTCCGTTGCCTGTGTGGTCAAGACTTCACCTGAGCGAAATTAATACGCCTGAGTTCATTGCATCATGGGAAAAGTACATTCCGTCGGCTGGGTGCCAATGCCGTGCTGGGTACGATGAAATCCTTAAAACCTTCGACTGGGACTACTCGAGTCCAGAAGCGTTTTTTGCATCAGGTGTTGAGTTGCATAACCGGGTGAATGACAAGATTGGAAGTGGAAACGTTTCCATTGAAGAAGCCTTGACACTGTGGCGTCATCTGAGGCCGCAAACAAGCCGTACACGTTGCGTCGTTACGATTGCGACTGGTAAGACCTTTGCTGACTTGCTGTCGATTACCGGGCCTCTATTGCAATCGTACGCGGACAAGTGCGAAGCTGACTTCATCGTTTTGAACAACATTACCGAACCGTGGTGGGGATTCGAAAAGTTTCGAACGCGGCATTTCATCGGGCAATATGATGAGGTGCTTTTCTTGGATGCTGATTGCTTGGTTCATCCGGATTGCGAAAGCCTATTCGGTAGGTCTAAGTCAGTTGCGATCCATGATGATTTTAGCTACCTGTATCGGACCGAATGGATATCGCAGGAGCGCAACAGAATCGGCAAAGCCTTGAGTATCGAAATGATTGACCCGCCGACCTGTTTTAATACGGGCGTGGTGTACACTCGAAGCGATGCGGCTGCGGTATGGGATGATCCGCCGAGAACGCTTCCGATCACGCAAACCGCAGAGCAGGTCTACGCAGAGCAAGCCGTTTTGAAGATGGACTACGAACTATTGGATTCTCGATACAACTGGCAATTCTACTTCCCAGGATTCTGGCAAAAGCTCGGTGAGGCAAAGATAGCTCACCTTGCGACCTCGAAAGACAAGCTGTCCCATGCGAGGCAGGTGCTCACTAAGTGGGGAATATAGTGGGCGAAGGTTGAGTATCATTCTCGCAGGAGCGCAAGAATGGACCTGCTTTTTTTGTCGGCTGAAATTGTCACACGTTTACAGGCTGGGGCCGCTGGATCGTTGGTCTCTGTCTTAACGTCTGAACCTGACCCAACTGCTTCCGTGACGAAGCGGTTGTTCTGTGGTTGGGTGGCTGCGGTGTTTTGTGCACCGTTGGCAATTTCACTTGCCGAAGCTTTCCTGCTGTCGGATAAAGTATTAGACCGCATCAATCGCGCGGATGCGGAAATGATATCGGCCTTCGTGACCGGCTTAGTTGGCTGGCGGCTGATTAAGTTTATCAATCGGCGTGCGGCAAGGTTTGCACAGGAAAATGGCTGAATCCACTTGGCTCATCGTTCAGTTGGTTGGCCGGTTGGCCGTGATCTTACTTTGCTACGTTGCGGTGACGAAGTTGTGCGAGTGCGGCAAGCAGTGTTCGCACTTGAAGCAATCGGTTAAAAGTGTGCTAGGATGGATATCCGGTGCGGTAGCGTGTGCGGGCCTGTTTTATCCTGTCGTTGGCGGGGTGCTCGCGCTCGTGTTAGTGGTGGCCTTATGGCTAACTGAGGTAGAGTATGGCAAGGCGTCAGCGGCTAGGTTTTCCGCTAAGGCAACGGCGGCGAGTGATGCAAGAAGTTCGATCCATCGTTGAGATGGGTTTGACTGAGGACGAAGCGATTAAAGAATTGAATGCTCGTATGGTCATGCGTTTTGACCCTGCGAGCATTTTGTTTTCCATCTTGCTGAGTTGGGCAATTAAGCAGTTAATCGCTTGGCTCAAGGGTAAGCTCGTCGATCAGACCTACGGCGATGAGTAGAAAAAAGTAACGTTACGAAAATTGGTGAACTATGGCTGATGAAACTGAACCGGCACCGGCACCGGATACCAAGCCGGAAGTAAAACCGAAGCGACCGAAGCGACCTCGACCGAAGCCTGAACCCGAACCGACTCCACCGAAGAAGCGACGACGCAAAAAAAGCAACGTTGCGGAAATGAACGGCTGGGCGGTGGATTGGTACGCTGTGGGTATTGGAATTCTCGCGCTGTTTACGATCTTGCCCTACTTGGCGCCGTTGCTCAAAGACCGCGAAAACACCAAGCCTGATGCGGTGCTGGTGGACGACCAAACTGGAAACGTTTCCACTTGGCTGACCCTGGTTGCCTCGGATGATGTAGGTGCAGACAAGCCAAAATACGTTGAGGCACTGAGGGAAACAGCCAAGGCTGAGATCACCGACGTAGCGAAGATTGACGACGTTCTGCGGGGTGAGGTTGAACAGCGTATAGGGCGTCTTGGCTGGGCGAACTGGGGGCTATTCAACATCGAACTGATGCGTGAGATTCGACGCCTACGCGATGCCGGGAAGATTGATGGATCGGTGAAGTCTCACCAAGCGTTTCTCAATGCTATAGCTGACTCTTTGGAAAAGGTAGGTGCGTGATGCCGATTTGGGATAAATACCTTAAGGAAGATTTGAACGGGGCGTTTCACGATCGAGCACATGCGAAGCAGTTAGCGGCGGGATCCAGTGCACCGGTTTACGCTGTGGCTGCGCCTAACGTGATGGACCGCGAACCCTCGAAGAACGTATTTCTTGGGCGGTACGCTGTGATGGGGATGCAGTCACTCTATGGGGCGAACTACAAGTTTTATCCGCAGTACCAAGAGTGGGGCACCTGCGTAGGTCAGTCGCACGCGTTTATTGCGACCGTGGTACTCGGGATCAGTTCGTTGCTGTCTGGCCTACGGTTTCCCGGTCGGGTGGCTGTTGCTCCGATCTATGCTGGATCACGCGTTGAGATTGGCAAGCGGCCCGGAACGTGGGAAGGATCGGTCGGAAGCTGGGCGGCTCAATGGATGACCCAGTACGGCTGCGTGACGTACCGGGAACTTGGACACGATGACAATCCGAAAGACGGGGACACGTGGCTCAAGACGATGAAAGCTGACGAAAAGAATGCGATGGCCTGGACTGCATCGCGCGACGGAGTGCCGGGGAAGATGGAGGACGTTGCAAGGTTGCGACCGATCCAGAGTACTCCGTTGATTCAAACGGTAGAGGAAGTGAAAGCAGCACTGACGAACCTGACCCCGATAAATATCTGCGGCATGGTCCACCCGTCAAAAGACCTAGATTCACGCGGCGTGGCAAAGTCGATCAGCAATGGAGGCGGGCATTCGACGGCAATCATAGGGCAGTTTTTCGACGGTTCGAACTGGTGGTTCGACATGGTTAATTCGTGGTGGTACTACTATCGCGGTGGATTCTGTCGGCCTGACCACCGAATCGACAAGATGTTTTCTGGTTCGGTGGTTCGCATCCCAGAAAGCTCGCTTCGATTATGGCTCAAGGAACGCGATTCCTACGCATTGGTGGGCGTGCAAGGCTTGGAGCCCATTGATGCAGAATACTCGCGGCTAATGGCCTGAATTGGGGCTGCAAAGCGATTTTAAGAAATTACCGGCTCGGGGGTGGAAACTTCCGGGCCGGTGGCGTTATGATACCGTACTTCGAGGATTGGAACTCCTCGGACCTCAGGTGATTGGTTTACGGGCCATGAAACAAAAAAACCCCGCAAGGTTTAACCCCTGCGAGGCTATTTGATTCGCGGACTCCCCCGTTAATCAGTTGCCGAGATTTTAGCGATGCTTCGATTGAAAATCAAGCCACAAGCTAGAACGGGACAAATCTCGGATGAAAATCTTGGTAGTGCTGTCAGCGGGTGCGCGTGGTGTTGAGTCTTTCGGAGCAAGCAACTGCGGACCATTCCGCAGGCAGGTAGCCCGCCGTTAGGCGGTGCAAGTTGGAGTGACGATCCAGCGACAAGGAACGGGGTTCAACTCCCTATATTGATCGGTCCTAGCGGTAACTCACAAAAAATCCAAGCTCTGTCCCACTATGACAACTTGGTCCTTGGACACGCTCCGCTAGTGTTAAGATCAAGCCTGCGTAGGTCAACATGCCTGCGTGCCACTCACCTAATCTGAGGTT